ATATTCAAGCGTGGAGACCCACGACTTCAGTCGTGTGGAGGAAACGCTTGACCTCCTAACTATTATATGATATAGTTTATCTATATGCAACTGTCTATTAAAGTTAAGCTTATTCCCAACCAAGAGCAAAAGAACATTCTCCTGAAAACGATTGAGGCTTACAACGAAGCCTGCAACTTTGTTTCTCAAATAGCTTTTGAGAATAAAACTGCTTCTGTGGTAAAAATCCACCATAAATGTTACTACGAAATCCGTAAAAGATTTAATCTTTCCTCTCAAATGGCAGTAAGAGTGGTGGGTAAAGTTGCCGATACTTATAAAGTAGCGAGAAATAAAAAACTTCAACTTAAAAAACCTCATAAGTTTGACAAACACGGGGCAATTGTTTATGACCAGCGTATTTTTTCTTGGAAGGGACTTGAAAAGGTTTCTATTCTTACTTTGGAAGGTAGACAAGTTATTCCCATTGTTTTGGGAGAATATCAACAAATTAAACTTCAATTTCCCCGTAGAGGACAAGCATATCTTCTTTATCAGAATGGAAACTTTTACTTGATATCTATTGTAGATGTTCCAGAACCTCCAGAGAAAATATGTAAGGATTTTCTTGGGGTTGATTTGGGAGTGGTTAATCTTGCTGTTGATAGCAAAGGGGAGTTTTATTCGGGAAAGGAGGTGGAAAAGAAAAGAATAAAACTTGATAAACTTAAATCTGCTTTGCAAAAATGTGGAAGTAAATCTGCTAAAAGACATCTTAAAAAATTGTCTGGTAAAGAAAAAAGATTTAGAAAAGATGTTAATCACTGTATTAGCAAGAAGATTGTTGAAAAGGCTAAAAGGAACTCTTTGAGTATTGCCATTGAAAACTTGACGGGGATACGACAAAGAGCAACCGTTAGAAAAAGCCAACGGAGACAACATTTTTCTTGGGCTTTTAACCAGTTGAGAAGATTTTTGGAATACAAATCCAAACTTGCGGGGATTGTTTTGAAAACTGTTGACCCGCACTATACTTCTCAAAAATGCTCTAATTGTGGTTATATTGCTAAACATAATCGTAAAAATCAATCAAACTTTTCTTGTAAGTCGTGTGGTTTCTCCGTCAACGCCGACTTAAACGGAGCGATTAATATCGCTCAACTGGCAACCGTCAACTTACCAATCGTAGCCCCCTCAAGGGGAGTTACAAGCCACCTGCTTTAGCGGGTGGTAGTTGACACATTTTAATATTCTAAGCTATAAAAATATGGGTCACTTGGATCAAACCCAGCTAGCTGAATTTGCTTGCTTATTTCCTCTCCAATTGCTAATCTTTCTTCATTTGTTGTAGCTTTTTTTTCGGCTTCTTGTTTATATTTTGCTAGTGTTTGATACAGTTCTTGTTTTGTTTGCCATTGTGTTTTCTTTGGTTCAGGTGGATTTATCTTAGACCAGTTGCTTAAAACCTCATCTGCGATATCTGGATATTGGTTAATAAGATCAACAATGTCCTGCTTATATCTATCTGTTCCCTCCATTCCAGTTGGTATCCAATCATTTTTCTCATAACTCCATTGCCATTGACCCAGTGGAGAATGCCACGAAATATTTGTCCTTCCATCTTCAGATGGATTAAATGTTGGTTTTTCTTCGGTTGGTTGCCAGCCAGTCTTACCAGATAACAATATCTTTGCTAATTCAGACATACCAGCACTCTTTGATGCAGTTGACGACCCCTTTCTGGCTGCTTCTTGTTTCTTAAATATTCTTTCCCATTCTTTCTCTGCTTGTTGTAATTCAAATTCTTGTGCAGCCAATCCTGCTTTATACAATTCCAAACCCTTATTTAATGCATTTCCAATTACATTTTGTCTTGATTGAATTAGATTAAGTAAATTTCCATATTCTCCACGAATGTCTGCTTTTTGACCAGAGATAATAGCCTGTCTATTCATTGGATTTTCAATATACATCTCGCTTTCAGGATTTGCATATCTTTCAGCCAATCTTTTGTCGGCTGTATAGAGTTCTTGTATTTTTGACTCAACATCGCTCTCCAGTCCAGGCAGGGTCTTCTCCCTTTCATATAGAGCTTTTCTAAGAGCATCTGTTATTCCGGGAAGACCACTATAACCAGCTTTTACCGCACTCGTTAGGTCTGAGATTTTCTTTTCTACCGCACCAAGACTTCCTGTGTAAGTATTAGTTTGATTATTTTGATTGTTCATATAGTTAGCACCTCCTTATCCATAATAATTATTTATCGCTTTCCTCATTAAATTTTCTCTCTCAATTTGTTGTAATGCAATATCATCACTTCTTTTTTGTCTGGCAAGATTAGCAGCATTAGTTTTCTTTTCTTCTTCAAGCTGGAATTGTCTTCTTTGCCATTGTGTATCAGTATCATCAAGTTTTCTTTGCTTTGCTATGCCAGCCTCTTCTTCGTATCTTCTAAGAGCCAGGTCAATAGCCTCCTGTCTTGCTTGTTGAGCTGTTCTAACTTTATCGGCAGTATAATTTGCAATGCCAGATTGTAATATATTTCTCTTATTCAAATTAGAAAAAGCGCTAATCCCCTCTTCTGGGAAAGTTCCATAATCATACTTGGTTCTGTTATAATATTGGGCTATACTTTCATTTGGAAGCATTTGCGGTCCATAGTTTCGTTTTGCAATTTCCCAATCTTCCCTTTTTATTCTTATGCCTCTTTGATAATCTTCCTCAAGTCTCTGTTTTGCTTTCTCAACGTCTCCTCCTTCTTCTCTCAATATTCTTTCATAATACGGTCTCAGTTCCTCAAGAGCCTGTTTTTCATATTCCTCCCATGTTTTTGTCTGAAGTGGGGGAAGTTGAATAGGAGAAGCGGACAATTTAGCAAAAAGATTAGCAAACTCATCTATTCCGCTAGAAGATAAACCACCAGACAAAGAACTTGTGGGAGAACTATTTGGACCAGCTCCACCAGTCGGGTCTTCTCCGTTTGTCCATCCCCAAGCACCCCACCAACGCATGACTTTTCCCCCAGCATCTGGGTTTGGATACCAACCGCCGAATAATTTATTTGCCATATTATTTAATAAATAAAACTCTATGTTTTAATTCTATAATCTTTTTTATTACTTTTCCAAATAATTTTTTAAAATTTTTCATTATATTAAATTAAATAAGAAAAACGGATTCTTTTCAAATAAAGTCGGATCAGCAACGTCTGTAAATGTAGGATTAGTTGTTCCTGTAACGGTTCCTGAATGGTGGATTGCAATGCCTCCATTTCCACCATTGCCACCACCCCTGGTACCTAAATTATTTCCTCCTGTCCCACCAAGTGCAGTAATTAGATTGCTTCCCAATGATGCTGTTCTACACACAATAAGACAAACACCTCCACCTCCGCCACCACCGCCTGGAGAATCACCTATTGCACCACCATTGCCACCATTTAGATTGATAGTTCCTGTAAATTCATAAGAGTTTACAAAAAATACGCCGACACCTCCGCCAGAACCACCTATCCCAACAGCATTGGAATATATTACCTGACTTCCACCACCACCACCACCAAGTGTCATTGTTGTTAAATCGGCGGTGCTTATAGCGGAGCCACCTATTCCAGCAGGATTGATACCACTCTTACCATTACTACCAGCATTTACACTACCACCACCACCGCCACCACCATAGTTTCCTGAGACATTTGGAGAACCCCCACCACCATTTCCGTTTGCGTTACTGTTTTCCTGTATTGCTCCCCCAGTTCCTTCTCCACATCTTGCTGGTTGGGTTAAGTGCTCTGATGGGTTATGACAAGATGAACCTGCACCATGATCTTGATGGCAACCAGCACCTTTAAAGCCACAACCAGAATTATTATCTGGGACATCACAAGTACCATAACTACCATTTGCTCCCGCCAAATTGATTGATCCGCTTCCTCCAAAACTTCCTTTAATGGCAATAGGAAAAATTCCACCAACATCTCCATTCCACGCAGTTACATTCCAGGTTCCACTACAAGTTACATTTTTGTATCTTGGAATTAAAACCGCTTGAGCTTGTGAAGCCCCAGAGTCGGTATAGGTATATTGAAGCGGTTTAAGAAGTGTAAGAGAGGTAGTGCCACCACCTGATACAATCCTATTTACTTCCCATTGTCCAGCTCCAGTCCCTCTTGTTTGATGGACTAAGATAACATCTCCATTTGAAAACCCCGATGAACCTAAAGTTAAAGTAGTTGAGCTAGCACTCCCAGAGCAAGAGCGATAAGTTATTGTCGGAATAGACGATGAAGAATAATCCCCATCTTTTCCGTCGCCAAATGGCATATTGGGGAAAATCCAATCTAATTTCTGCCAATCATACAATTGTGCCATATTACAAATTCATAGCAATTACGAAACCGTCGTAAGTATTTGCTCCAGTGCAAATAAAACCAAACCAATCAGCCTTATTTGCTGTTGGTGTTAAAGTTGGAGCAACACCACCAGCCCATTTAATTGTAGAAAACCAAGTAACTGTTCTATTTCCACTAGCGTCTTGAATCAATTTTAATGCAAAAGCACTTCCAACTTGTGCATTTGATATGGTTAGTGTTCTATTTCCGCCTAGAGTTACTTGTTGTATATGTCCCTGAGACAAATCAAATGTAATAGTCGCACCATCTGTCGCTGTTACTATATCTGTATATGGCTGAATTAATTTTGGTTTTGCGAGCGTTTTGTTGGTTACTGTTTTAGTATTTGTCGTTGTTAAAATATTGCTATCTAGCTTTGATGCTTCAATAGCGGCATCAGAAGCTATATTAGCATTTTTGATATTACCATTATAATCATTGATTATATTGTTAAACTCAGCATTAAGATCTGCTGGAGTTAAAGTATCACCTGTGTTCCATATTTTTATTCTTGAAATTGTTGCCATTTATAACACCCCCTTTTTAAGCATCTCTAATCTTTTTTGGTTTAAATAATAATGTATATTCTCGAATATGTACAGGCTTATTAGCTTCATTTTGACAAAAATTAAATTGTACAGAATACGCTGGGTCGCCACCAAGTTCTACTCTTTTTCTTAAAACGCTTGGGGAACCAAGTGGTTGTGGTAATATAAACGGTAAAACAGAGCTACTTCCCTTCAAATTTACGCTAGCAACACTATTAAAATCAAAGGAATTTGAAGATCTTTTTATGTCCAAATTAACATCATTTCCTGTATCTACTGTAATAAATAAATATTTCCATTTTGCCTTTGTGTCTATCTTAATATCATTCATGATTCCCCTAGTGGTAAACATTCTAGTTTTATATTGGAAATCAATGGGGTTGCCATTATCACTATTAGAAGAATCAAGCTTATATACTTTGCTATCATTATTAGCTTCTTGAAAATATATTTCAGCTTTTCCACCAATTGTTGATATTGCCCATGCAGCAACATTTAAACCAGTCCATTTAACAAAACTTTTATTTACAGTATCATAAACAATAACAACATTATTTATTGTAGAAGAACCCTCTGGTACGGCCAAATAATATTTTCTACCATCGAAAATGGAGGTTGATATGTCTAATTTTGATTTATTTAGTCCCAACATTGTCCCTTCAATATCTTCCGATATAATTCCACCAGCAACATTTACAGCATACCTTGTCCTTTGAATACTTCTTATGTGTGGAATATTTCCAGTAAAAGATAAGAAAAGGGTATCGTTTCCTATATTTTGGAAACTATTGTGGGATATATTACCAAAACCGTTTATACGCTCATTGATATTGTTTATAGAAAACGTTCCTACATCAAAACCAGTTAGAGAAAAAACCCTATTTTTCTTGGAAATAAGCAACTCGTCTCCAAGAACGTATAACCCACTAATAAAATCTCCGTCATTTGGATTAATATCAATATAATCATTTGCCGCCCACGTTTCTGGATTGCCAGCGTTTGAAAAATACAACCTATTTGGGTATGTTGGATTACCTGCAACAAAGAAAAAATTATGAAACCATATAGCATATTTTCCAATAGGCATAGCGGTAATCGGGGAAGCACTGCTTCCATTATACGCCAAACACGTGTCAGTACCATTAAAACTATATAGTTTATCTGTCGCCTGAACAAAATTAGTAAATTTATTAGCAGTCTGATTTGAAGCACCAGTTATTTGTGTCCAGTTTCCACTACCGTCCCACGACATATAAACAGAATTTGTATTGTCCGAATTGTTCCATACCGCTACTAATCTTTTTGTCCCGTCTGTTTTTTCCAACGAACCAAGTCCAAGACCATATTTATTTCCTATGGCATTTGCCACCATTGTGTATCCGTATCTTTTTTTAATACCACCATCAACTACTGCATTTAGTATCATGGAGGCATAACCAGAAGGAAGCATTTCTGGTTTAACGTTATCTTTATATCCTTTGGAAAAGTCTCTCTCTGTATATCTAATAAGGTCTTGCATTATAGTAATGTGTTCTGAAAATCTAATATTTCTCCACTTGTATCAATTACATATTTTGATTCTTCCGCTATTCTATCTTCTAATTCTCTTTTCATTCTATCAATATCTGCTTGTGCTTCGTCTTCTAATCTTTTAGCTTCCACTGATTCTTGCTGTCCTTTTCTCAAAGCTTCAGCTGCGGCTGCCTTAGCAATTATTCCATAATATCTATCTGGATACGGGATATTTATTGTATCACTATCTTCTGATAAATCAGGAATTTGTTTGATATACCATATTTTTATTGCCTCATCTCCAACCTTGTCGGGAATAGGAATAAAACCAATTACGTTGCCTTGAATATAATAAACTGGGCTTGAAAATGACCCTGCACCCAAATTCGTATTTGAGATTGAACCCCTAATAACATCTAAATCAATAGGCAGTGCTCTTACAAAACCAGTTGGGTGGTTGTTTATATCATAATTTATTTCTACCCTTCTCATTTTGAAGAAATCATCTGGAAGTTGGTATTCTTGTACATTTGCATCTGTATCTGTGGTTGCCTCTGTTATATAGTAATTTTCAAACGTTTCCATCACCGCCGTTACAACTCTTTGATATTGCCCATTTATAATGCGGTTTAGGTCTGAATCTAACCAATCAGCTTCAGTGCTTTCGTCAAGATAGTGTCTTACACTTTTTCTAATTGTGAATAATGTCTTAGCCATTTTTATAAAAAAAGCCCTGAATATAAATTCAGAGCCAATACGTTGTTCGCTTGATAGCTGCTGCCACACATAAACTAACAAACTGGAATATACTTGTCAATATTTTTTCTCCAAAAATTTAAGGTTTTTTCTGTTAGTATTTTCTTGGTACCAGCCATCTTTTGATAAATTTAATATCCTTTCAAAATATTCTCTATACATTTCTGTGGCTTTTTCCATTGAAAAATTATGCATTGCCCACTTTCTGCAATCTGACGGTTTGATTTTGTGTATGTTTTTTGCCGCCCAGACAAACTGTTCAAATGTATAACAGCGATACCCAGTTTTTCCGTGATGTACTGTTTCTGGAAAAGCACCACCATCTGTGGTTATAACAGGCGTTCCAGAAAACATTGCCTCTATCGCTACATATCCAAATGGTTCAAGATAAATTGTTGGCATAAAGACAGCTTTAGCTTTACTTAATAGTTTTTTTCTTTTTTCAAGACCAGCAAAGCCGATATACTCAACGTTTGGCATTTTAATAAATTCCCTAAAAGAAATAGCGTCTGCTTGATTATCTTCTTCACTATATCCAAATCCAGCAGCTATTAACTTTGCATTTATTTTTTGACAAACCTGTTGTGCAATAAAAATACCTTTTCTTGATATTATTCTTCCAAGATAAAGGAAATAATCATCTTTCTTTTCAGAATATTCAAAATCGTTTGGGTCAAAAAAACCTGGAATTACTGTGTTGTAAAAGTCTATGTCTTTAATTCCCTCCATTCCGTATGTGTAATTCATAATGTAATAACTCTCAAATATTCTAAATCTAGCAAAAGAGCCCAGATACCCAATACCAATCTCTATTGTGTATGGTATATTAACAGCATCTGCTATTGGTTTTTGGAATGTACCAAGGCAAAGAAGGAGAAGGTCTCCACCTCTTTTTCTTTTATTTATTTCATTTATTGTGTTTTTGTTGAACTCATTAAAAGCAATATCTCCACAATTTAATTTATACACAGTTTCCTTGTTCCACTTGCCATATGCTTTTTCTAGGATATCTTTTGTTGAGACCTGAACAAACTCATCGCAAATAACATCAGATCCCTCTACTCCATAAAATATTACATAAAAACCAAGTTTCTTTAATATCTTAGCCATTCTTACTACTTTTGAAGCAAAAGCATTTGCTATACCCTCGTCACCCATTGTCGTCGGGGTATTAAATGGACCCACCAAATGAACTCTAATTCCATCAAAAGACATATTATGTATGCGTTATAAATATTCTACGTCTTTTTATAAATGCCCTAGCAGAAATTGTCTTTATGCGTGTATTACTAACGCTTGCTCTTGCCGAGATACTTTTTGTTACACCAACAATCTTTATTCTTGCTTTTGCCAAGATACTTTTTGTCTTGCCAAGACTTTTAACTCTTGCTTTAGAAGAAACAGTCTTTGTTTGTATCAGTTTTACTCTAGCTCTTGACGAAATAGTCTTTTCTGTGATGGAGAGTTTAATTCTTGCTTTTGCTTGAATATCTTTTCCTTGTGTCTTTTTTACGTCTGCTTTTGCAGAAATAGTTTTTGTAATTCCAGACGATAAAATTCTAGATTTTGCAGAAATGGACTTTTCTTTGACAAGGGCAATGCGAGCTTTAGAAGAAACCGTCTTTGTTGTATCAATATGCTTAATTCTGGCTTTTGAGGATATGTTCTTAGTTAATCCAGTAGTCTTTATTCTTGATTTGGCAGATATAGTTTTAGTAAAAGTTTCAACAGCTGGCTGAATATAAGCTTTAGCAGATATTGTTTTTGTAACATTTTGTAAAACTCTTGCTTTTGAACTAATAAACTTCTCAATGTTTAATTTTTTAATCCTAGCTTTTGCAGAAACAGACTTAGTAATTCCAGAGGACAAAATTCTAGCTTTTGAAGAGATTGTCTTTAGTTGTGTTAATTTAACTCTAGCTTTAGACTGAATTGTTTTAGTAACAGAAAGTTTTCTAATTCTAGCTTTAGCTGAAATATTTTTTGTAACACCACCAGACTTAATTCTTGCTTTTGCTTGAACATTTTTTTCACGAATGAATATCCAACCACTATTATTCCCGCTATCAATAGAGTTAGTTCCAGCATACCAAGTAGCACTTGGTAACGTACCATAGCTAAAACTTACAGCATCTAAAGATAGTGTTAAATCACTGACCGCATTTCTTCCTGTTGGGGTAAAAGCAACATTTCCATATGAATTTTCTATACCCTGTAAAGCTTTTCCACCAGACTCTGGCTGTGCTGATTGGGTATGTATTTCAATATGGTTATCATTTTCAAAAAGTTTAATCTGGAAAGATACGGTTGCATTTTCACTATATGTAGGAACTCCATTAAATTCGACAACAAATATTCTGTTTGGTGAAGTTCCAACCGTTTCATATTTAATTGTCCCCCCAGCTTCTGGGTTAAGGTCAGTATTATAACCAAAAATAGTATCTTTATAATTTATATCGTCACGTGGTATAGGAAAAGGGTCGTAATCAGCAGAACCACTATTATTAAACTTTATAGCTCCATTACTACAAATCCAAACCAAATTTTTATCTTCACCAAAAAAATTAAAAATAAAAGGTAAAGAAATTTGCCCAGATTTACCTTCGTCACTAAGGGTAACCGACGTAGCACCACCCGTTAATGTTGTCCAATTATAAGTTATAGATTGGATATTATAATTTTGTAATGGAACGGTATTAGAATTTTTTATATTAAGATAATCACATACAACTGTCCCAGAAGATTTATAAAGGTTAAATTTATAGACGCCATCTATGCTATTTAAATTTATTAAATTTCCAGCTGTTCCAGATACATTAAAAGTATTTACTGTTGTTTCACTTCCTTTTTGAAAAAGAATCTGATTTGGAGTTCCTGTTACTTTAAATTCGTTAAAAGTATTTGAGCCGTAAAATTTAAAACCAGATGCCCAAGTACCACTTATCCAAATATTATTAAATGTATGAGATGCTTTGGGGCTATTGTAAACGGCGTCATTAACATAAAAAACAGCATTGTTTCCAGAACCACTTATTTTTATTGTCGAAGTTTCTGGTGTTATATTTACTTTTTGATTATCGTATTCATCAAAATAAAAGACATTTCCCGAACCAGTCGCCTCCCAAGTTCCGCTACCCATTATTATTGTTGGTGTATTGGCAGAAGAAGCATAAAAATAAAAGTTATTTGCTATTACGTCATAATCATTAGCATCAAAAGTTCCATTACTTTGATAAAACGTATTGGTTATTGAAAAATTCCCGCCAAGAATAACCGAACCATTTTCTTGTATAAGATCATTTGCATTTAAATTGTCTAATGTATTAAATGTTCCAGAACCAACAAACCAAACTTCCCTTAATTGTCTACCGTATGTTGTTATGTTAACTGAAGTATTAGCTTTAAAATAAATTTTTGCGGCATTAGAATTTGTGTTAAAGGTACTTCCACTTTCTAATGTAAATGAACCATAAACGTTAAATACTCCGCTTCCAGTAATTGTGTAATTGTGACCAGAAATTGAAGTAAAATTATAACAATTTGCAGAAACATTAATGGTTATTGTCCCTCCGCTACCAAATCCTGAATTAGAATCTATAAAAACATCATCAGAAGAAGTGGGGACAGAAGCACCACCAGAACCACCACTTGAAGTTGACCAGTGGTTTGTGTCTGACCAATTTCCCGTACCACCAACCCAGTATCTTCTTCTTACTATATTTGCTTTTGCAGAAATAGTCTTGGTAACGCCAGTAGATTTTATTCTCGCCTTTGTGGAGACAGTCTTTGTAATTCCTGCAAATTTAATTCTTGCTTTTGAAGATACTGTTTTTGTAACATCAGCAGATTTAACTCTTGCCTTAGACTGGATTGTTTTTGTTTGAGTGGTTACACTACTAATAGTAAAACTCCTTGTACTGCTCCAAGAACCCCACGTATTGCTTCCAGATGGGTCTTTACCTCTTACTCTCCAATAATAATTTCCAGCAGAAAGAGGAGACTGGACTGTATATGTAACTGCTTGTCCTGATGTAAACGGGTCGGTATTGTCGGGAGAACCAGAAAATCCAGCATCAGTTCCAGATATCTTGGACGGCACATCATAAGTTATAACTAATTTAGGGCGATAGGTTGGATCAGAATAATTAGCGGTTCTTAACATTTTAACCGTATCGTCGGTTGGAGCAACATTATCAAGGTCTTTATTGTCTCTAAGACCTAACAACGTGTATCCTTGTTTGTTTATCCAACTCAAACCAGTAGCATTAAGCGTAAAATCAAGCCAACCTGTACTTGAAACAGTCTGGCGTGTTGCCCCCTCAGTTGAACCCATTTTGCTATAGTCACCGCTTGCCAAAGACGTTGGGTCGGCTTGTGTTGTATTAACCAAACACCAATCTCTCGCACCACCACTTGTAGAATCTACGTACACAGACAATACAGCACTTGTAATTGTTGCGTTATCTGGGATTGCTGATGTATCAAAAGGTAGAAAAAATCTATCTATATAGTAAGTTGTACCCACCAACCTTGACCTACAAGAATCCGCAGTAGCAGTTTGATTAGCGTTGCCAGTTGAAAATCCTCTAACTGTTGCCCAATTTGAACTTCCATTCCATACATCCCCGTCACCATTTGCTGGTGGGTTTTGAGTAAGGGGTGAAGCAATATCGTTTGCGACTGCTATCTGTATTTCATAGCGAATATCATCTCCCTCAGCGTCGGTACCAGTGAATGTTAAATCTGGTGTTGTGTCTGAAATGATTGCTCCATCTTGGGGAGAATTGAGAGAAACAGACGGACTAATGTTGATAGTAAAACTCATTACGCTACTCCAAGCACCATATTTGTTAGAGCCAGATGGGTCTATTCCTCTAACACGCCAGTAGTAGGTAGTGCCAGGTGTTAATTCAGATTGGACGGTATAGGTAACTGGTTGCCCTGAGGTAAACGGATCAGTGTTATCAGGAGAGCCACTAAAGCCAGCGTCTGTGCCTGAGACTGCGTCTGTGATAATTTGTCTTACTCCCCAGTTATCTATAACACCAGTGGTATCTCTTATTCCTATGTACGCATAAAGTCCTGTTGTATAGGTTGTATCTGCACTTGATGTTAATACAAGATTTCCGTTGACAAAAACTCTAAATACACCGTTTGTGTCTTTGGAAACAGCTACCTGATCTCCGTTACTAAACTCATAATTTACAGACGCCAATAATGTTTCTACAGCATTGTCAGCCCTGCGAATTGCAATAGTATCTGTTCCAGAATTGTCCTCAAAAGATATTCTATATCCGCTCCACGTCGACGTTCCTGGTTGTTGGATAAAACCCATCTCAACACGTTGTGAATTTCCAGGTTTTGTAACAATAGTGAAATACTGTTCAATATAACCACTAAATGTATTTGCGTTCCAATAAGCCTCACATGAAGTTGCAGCCGTTACTGCTTTTAACTGATTAGAAACTATTTGGAGTTGATTATTTGCCCCTTCTCCCAGTGCATCATTTGTCCAATTTCCACCAATAGGATTTTCATCTGGCCTATTGAAATCGTCAGTTACCAGTGTTCGGTAGAGTTGCACATTATATCTAATATCATCTCCTTCATTATCAGTACCTGTAAAGGTTAAGTCTGGGGTGGTATCGGTGACTGTTGCCCCGTCTGAGGGAGATGAGAGGGTTACACTTGGAGATGTTTCGGGGGACAGTACCTCAACAGTTGCTCCGTAGTATCCAGAGCTTGAAGATGTAGTACAAGATTGAGCGATTGAGCCGTCAGAAGTTGAACTGTTTTTAGTGTTAAAACAGACCTCTGTTGCCACCGATGCCTGTCTAGTATATCCAGACGGAGCTGAATCCCACGCAGTAACAGTACGATGTCCGTAGAAATGTAAAATGAGAGCTTTGCCTGTTGTTTGCTGTTGGGTAATTGCTGGTGCTGTTGCCGAGTTTGAAGCAGTACCACCACCCCTTGCCGCTCCACCTATCGGAGTACTTGCCTGTCCCTGAATAACAACCGCCACCATTCCCGTTGCGTTTGTCCATGTACCTGAAGTGTGATTAGTGGCTGTTGCAACAAAATAAGCAGTTCTTCCACTATTAGTTGAGGTACCCGTACCAGTACTAATATCTATCCACGCAGGAACCGTCCCCGAAGCAGTTGGTTTAGTAGGTGGAGTAGTTGAACCATCTCTATATGCCCAGATGATAATTAGGTCACCAACCGCATGGGGCGGAATTGTAACTGTACTTCCTGCACTTGCATTTGCTCCTTTGATTGATGCCGCCATATCTATCTTTTAGTTGAAAATGTAAGACTTCCGTCTGGCTCAATGATAATAAACCTTTGATAATTTTTGCCTTCAATCTCTGTTTGCCAACCAAGTAGATAACGCACTTTTTGGACTATTCCATCTGGATTAAATTCAGTATTAACCCTTCTGTAATAAATAAGTCTGTATTCTTTGGGTTCAAGACGCTTTCCATTTCTAAAACCCAAATCAAATCTGCATACAAGCCCATCAAGGTTAAATTCGCCATTCTCAAGATTAACCGAGTATTTTTTATTACCGTTTTGGAGCTCAAATACTTTTATATTGTCTTGGTCTAGATGTCCAAAGTGTTTCTCATTTGGAGTATTATATTCCTGCCTCACCAAAGAGCCATCTTTGTAGTAACATACAAATTCATAATCTAATTTCTCTGGGTGTAATCCCTCAAGTGTTTGCATGGTATTGCTATTTTACTTCATCGGCTTTAATTCCTCTATCTGCTGGCAAGACATTGCCGTCAGAGTCAATTTGTTTATCCTCAAACTCATTTTCATTAACTTTTTCAACACTTATACCAAGTTTCTCAGCTTCAATATAAATACGAACATTGCTACCAATCTTATGAAGAATTACTCCAGGCTCAAAAATTCTTTGATGAAAGGGAAAATGTGTGGGTTTAGTAAATTTATACTCAAGCACAAGCTCTCCATCGTCAACTTGTAAAGTATCACCTTCGTTGAGTTTTTTTACTGCTTCTAAAAATTTTGGGTCGTCTGGATTGGCTTTCATACCTACTGCACATCGTACTGGAGGCTAAATACTGCTAAACTTGTGTCCCCGCTTGGAGTTGTAGAAGCCACATCTAACTGAAGCACTATGTAGTCAGAATATCCAGCTGAAGTCAACGAACCGCTCAAAGAACCACCAATAGAGACATTTGCAGTTCCAGGGTCAGATGTGGGCACTGTTGATGTAGCAATAGTGCTATCTGTTTTAACGGGTGTTTGGTATGAGCCAACATTATTGCCCTTCCAATAAACCGTCAGTCCCGTTGATGGGCTGAAGTTGGTGGACATCCAAAACTGAAGATTGTCAATCTTATTGAAAGTTCCAGTAAAATGAGCTCTTAACCAAACCTCGTACGACCTACCTTGATCTGCAGTATCGCTTGCAGTAATTGGATAAGAAGTGTAATTTCCTGGAGTTGCATCATCAGCATCTTTGAAATTAAACAAATTTCCACTTTCTCCAAGATCAACCGTAGTTCCAGGAGCTGTTCCGTAAGTTTGAGCCCAGTTAAATGTTTCTGCCATTTGATTTTATACTAATAAAGTAAAATAGTTTGTCAAGTATTATTTTCAAATCTAATCTACTGTATATTTTATTGTAAAAGTAATTGAGCTACAAGAATTTGACGCTGTTGTCTTAAAGATGATCCAGGAATTAGCTGGAATTGTTGGGTCGTTAAAGGAAGTTAAATTTTGCCCAGAAGTTTGACTTGTAATTTCAACTGGGACAGATAATATATCTGTGCTTCCGCCACCCCCACTTCTGTTTGTATTGTGATATGGGTCAATAGTGCAAGATGTTCCAGTAATTACAGCCTGACACTCAACTACAGTTATAGGAACAAAAGTATAACCCATTACAATATCTTCAGAGGCAGAAGGGTTTTCAACAGTTATGGAAAACTGATTTATGGCTGGTGTTCCAGACGGACCAGTTGGACCAGTAGGGCCTGTTGGTCCCGTGGGTCCAGTAGGACCTGTGGGACCAGTAGGTCCAGCAGGACCTGTGGGACCAGTAGGACCCGTTGGTCCCATTAGTGTCGCTTTTGCATTCTGAAGTTTAATCTTTTTTGTTGTCGGTGAAGAACCAACATCAGTTACTACAGGAATTAAATCACTATCAGATAAAGTAGTTGTTTCTGCAAGTTGTGTTATTTTTTTACCAGGATATGGTGCCATACTTATATCCAAATACTACTTGAAATACTTTTCTTTGTCCATGTCTTTATTGGGTTAGTCTTTTTGTCCCAATTTTTTATATCTTCTGTTTCTTTTGTATAAATTCCAACTCCTCCCCAATCAATGGCAATAAGACCACCTTCTTCATCTAATAAATTCTGATTATCTTCAGTCAATAGATAAAGAACGTTATTATATTGCTCAGTCCATTCTATAGAATTATTTGTTTCTTTAGACCAAATTATCATTGTCGTACACCCATTATATAAACAGTCGGAGTTCCCGAACTTATAACATGAACCTGAGTGCATTGCACATCAAATCTTACAACATTATCTGTTGGTGTAATCAAAAAATCATTTGTTGTCGCTGCTCTATCAAACGCAAAATAAGCATCGCCAGTTGTTTTGATATAAACAATATTAACGATTCTCCCGAAATCGGCATATTGGTCTGTTCCATTTGCGTTAACTTTTTTAATATCAGCTGCTTCAGTTACTGCCATAAAAATCACCCCCGTTCATATAAATAATTTATTTTAACATTTTATACTCAAATATTTTAGCTAATAAACTATCTTTTTTGACAATTTTACCTTTAATTGTAATCTGAGAACAATATGGACACACCTCAACCCATGGATAAAACATTTTCATACAAACAGGACATTGTCTAGCAACACGCCTGCTTGTAATTTCTTCGACTTTTTCTTTTGGTATTTTTTTATAAAATTTCAATTCTCCACGACAATTTTTGTCTGGACAAATACCAATATCTTTTCCAGCCCAAGTTCCTTCGCACTTATTGCATCTATAAACATTAACACCCTCACGTATTACGTTATATTTGTTGCGTAATATTTTTTGAGCTGTTTCAATTTCTTTACTATCCATATTTACGGTGGGCAGTCCAGTCTCCCGCTGCCCGTGTGCATCTTGAGTCAGGTGGCGATGCAAGACCCCCAGTTAAAACCAGTCTTAGCTGCGAATCTCTATACCAAAGTTAGACCTCAAATTCTTCACACCATAAATGACATCAACTACAACAAGAGTACCGAGATATTCAAGAATGTATTCACTCTGAACTCTTGGCTTCTGTTGCATAGCCAATGCCAAAGCCTCTTTGTGAAAGAGCATGTTGTGATATTGGGTCGGTGTACCGGCAGTACTGGGAACCTGGTTTGTGTAGTAAGCAGGAATACCCCAGAGCTCACCCCACAAAGAACTAGATTTTGGTCCAGCAGCTGCGGGTTTTGGACTTTGGTAGTTTCCGAGATAGTCTGCTCTAACGAATTGGTCGATTTGAGCAATAGCCGTCTTTTGTTTGGGATGGAACACGAATGCTCTATCCTCAAGAGGGGCATTTGCCAAATCTAGAGCCTCTATAGCACTCAAGATTACAGGGCTTGTGACATTGGTACCATAGGTTCCAACATCAGCATTGCTGAATCCTGTATATAATGCCAAGATGTCCGAATCAACCGCTTGAGATATGGCATAACCAGCTTTGCTGGTATATTCTGCCATTCAATTTTGTTACTGCACCTAACAATTAAGTTGTTGGAGTGCGGGCTGGATATTTCTACCAGCCTCTGTACGTCACCGTACAGTTCCGACTATATCTTTACCCATAAAGGGTAGTCCGTACATAGTCTGTACACCTTCTATCTGAAAAGATAGCTCGGCTCGGTATTGTCTTGCAATTCTTGCAAGATGTCCACCGAATTCTCGGACTTTTTCAATTACCTTTCGGTAAAAGGACCCAATTTTGCTTAGGTCGTAATTTGACTGAACTTTTACGATATCTTCAACCAAGAAAGATGCTTCCTTGTGTTTATTGATATCAATAGTCGTTTCAGTCTCTGTTACAGCCTGCAGTGTTACCTGAGTGTTTGCGCTTTTGTCATTAGCAGTAAGATTGCTCAAGCTAGGAATGTGGATTGTATCACCACGTTCTTTCACAAGAGAATCATACCTCTTTACAAGAGGAGCCATGACTAAGGCATCTTCGGTTGCTCGAAGAACCTCCATAGACCAGACATCAGGGATAAACTTAGCCGCAGTCGTGGTTGTAATTTGATTTGTACCCAAAGCCATATTTTTTCACCCCCTTCCACGGACATAATAAATCATGCCGTCAAAGTAGTGTTATTGAAGCTCACCTCTTTGGAGTGCCGAGAGAATTTTGTCTCTATTTTCCTCGTACCACCTGCGACCTTCGGGTGATTGCAAAATCCTTGATAAGGACTCTGCGGTTATCTCCCCAGTTTCACCAGCAGTTGCGGATGACGGCTTCTCCCTAAACGATGAGCTTCCAGCTTTTAAGGCTTGCTTAATAGCCCAATCAATAAGCTCAGCTTCGTGCAGGTCTTTATAGGCTGCTTCTGGATTATAAATACCAGTTTTTCTAATATGTTCCATGACAGCTTCCCTATCATATTTAGGTCTGCCATCTTCGCCATTATAAATTCTGCTAAGGCGATTGTGTTCATCTTCAAGCACCATTTTTGCCTCTAGGTTGCTTATTTCTTCTCGGAGTTGTTGTTTTACATCTTCTTTTGCAACAAACCCCAAGCCTTTAAGAAATTCTTTCGCTCTAGCAACTTCTGGCGAATCAAACTCAGCCTGACCGCTTGGTTGGACCTGGGAATTTTCTGTATCTTCCTCTAAAGTCCTTCCTTCCAGCTGTGCTTGTAGGGCTTTATTCTTACGAATAAGCTCGCCAATACGCTGTTGAGCCCTGCTTTTTATAGCGTGCTCGTCATCTACACCACCAGGTTTAACTGTCGTAGTGTCTTCAAACCCTTCTGTTTCTGTTTTTAACGTCTTGTCTGACGAGAAATTTTCTGTTTCTGGGTTCGGAACTTTGTTGTCAGTCGGCGCTACTGACGGAGTTGTTTCCTCCTTTTTATCGCCGAGGGTTAAATCTTCATTCATAATACTCACCTCCCCTCCCATACCGAGAACGTACTGGGTTCAAGGTAAGGAAAAAGGTCCAAAGAGATATTGCCAATCCCAGCCTTTGGTAAGCAACAGGAGTGACCTTGAACCCAAAACGTTCCCGGTACGTAAATATTAATATGTCAAATGCCCTAAGTTCCTAACTCAAAGGCATGCTATTAACAAATTCCATAAAAATCATTCGAATCGTCAATAATGTCTTGTAATTTGTTATTTTGTTTTGATAATGTTATTCTTTTTCCGTATAAATCCATGGGGACAACGTCAAAATAACTATTGAAGCCAGAATGTTGTTTGTTAAAATTATCTATTTGGTCAGAACTAACTTTAATTTGTATTTTTTGGGACATATTTTTCATAATTTATTACAGTACTAACATAACCATTTTTTTTTGTCAATAGGCGTGGCTTAATACCAAGTATTTTTGCAATGCGAATCTTACTAAAATACTTTGGATATATTCTTCTTCCTTTGTAGTTTTTTCTACTCATTATCTTCCAAATCTTGTTTTCAATCTCGGTCTTAAAACCCTTTCTTTTCTTAATGGTCTTTTAAAACTAGGCGTAACAACCCTTCCAGTCCTAATAATTCTACCGTACGGGGTTGTTTTTATTCCAAACCTTTTAATTAACTGTCTCATATTATTCTCCCGTTGTTAAGGGTGGAGTAGGAACCACGCCAGGGACACGGTTACCAGATATCGATGACATACCTGATGGTGCCATTGGCACAGTAACACTACTGCCACCCATCACGTCCATCGATGCCGTTTCATTATCATTAGCACCCACCATTGACATGTCTGTTAAATTACTTACTCCTCCACCAGTAACCTGACCAGATTCCATTAAATTTATGTGTTCACTCATGTGATCAAGGTATAGTACTTTGTTTTTGGTTTTTTCCAATCCATCTCTGTGAACAGCAAGATGAAGTTCGTGGTCATCTTCTACCTGAACTGGTTGTGGATTTCCAGCATCCATAAGCTCATTTTCGGCAAGAGCAAGGGACTCTTCATCAACACCCTTTCTGGCAATCAGCAAATCCTTTGCCATCGGTTGAGACTGTCTTAGCTGAATAAGTCTTTCTCTGCGGGTGTTCTCCGTAATTTCATCAACATTTCCGAACTCTAGATGTTCAAGCAATGTCTTTTGGTCTATAGCACCAAGCCTAAACAACTCTTTAAGCTCTTGTTGTCTTGCTTGTTTAGTATATGCCAACCAACTTCCAACAGTTACCCTTACATCGGTATCTGTTCCTATTATGGCAATTGGCAGATTCATTGAACCAAAGGTGTTTTTATTTTTTCTAATAAGAGATTTTGCGGTTGGTGATTGATAACCAACAATATAAAAGTAATCTGGTTCTCCTCCCTTTCCAACAACTTTTGCAAGCTTTGCTGTTGTGTAGTGTTTGGAAATTATTCTAAAAATTTGTCTGGCAGCTCTAATTAAGAAATCTTCCAATGCATCAACAAGGTCATCTTGAGACGTAGCATCTGCCTGCTTTAATTCTGCAATTCCAACACCAGATTTAACTCCAGCTGGAATTCTACCCAAAGAAACCTCGTGGAGACCACCTATATCCTCAAGATACTGACGCATGTTTGAAATCTGTTGGAAAGTTGACATTGGCAATGGTGCTATTGGAAGATTTGTTACAGTATAACCAGGGTTTTTTTCAATTATCTGTCCATTTTCATTAACAACAGACCTGACTCCAGAACCTTTATCTATTACAAATCTTCCTCTGGCAAAGAAATGATTATATTCAAAAACATGGCTTTCTAAAGCGTCAAGAACCCTATTGATTGGCATAATTTGTTTAGCCCAAGACTCACCATATATTTCCAACGGCTGAATATCTGCCTGGAATATTTCATAGTTAAATGTGTCATCATCTGTTAATTCATTTCTTAGAGGAAACTCTGAATCTTCTGTAAAGGTTACAATCCTAATTTTCACCGTTCCGTCATCCTGATATTCTTTCATTTGAAGTTCATTTAGGATTGTATATTCATTTTCATCATTTAGACTGGGTGATGCCTCATCCGCATTTTTAATAGCTCTCATCAGGAATTGTTTGTATTCAGAATTTGCAAGCCTGCTATCAGCTTTGATTGTCTCTGTATTCTTGTAAATTGGGTTTTTCTTTATTTCTTTTAGAGGCTTTCTAACAGATTTAATGACATATTGGGCTTCTTCAAAAGAGGTTGCGTTTGGGTCAATATACAAATCAAACGGGTCAACTACTCTTATAGAAACCTCTCCCTCTCCTCCATTTGCTGTTTGGTCCCAATCAAATTGCCATATTCCGATAGAAGTATAAAGTCCATGGTAGATTATTTCTTTTAATTTTCTCTTTAACAATAATTTTTCATATAAATAATCAAGCGTTTTTTCACTATATTTGGCGTTTTCTTTTGCTGATTCTGTTGTCTTGTTTGGGAGACATTCCCATTTTGGTCTAAAAGAAGTGACCTGATTTCTAATTGCTCTTGCCTGTGCCCACATCAGGTTAATTGGAATCCTAACCTTTGTCTTTGTTCCAAGAACAAAGGTGCTGTTTACTCTATTAAATTTTGCAAAGTGGTATCCTCGCAGGTAAAGATTTCTCACCAACCACTCCCAGTCATATTGCCTTCTTGCCGCCTGTGCGGAAGCAAGAAGTTTTTTTGCCATAAGAACAATGTTTTTTTCTTTTTCAATTTTCGACTGAAGCTCCTTTACTTCATCAGAAATCTTTTTGTCTTTCTTTTTGTCGCTATCGCCTATTATCTTTGGTTTTCTTGTTGCCATATTTATTATTTTTCAGCCCTAGCCCTAGCTTCTGCTGGGGTTTCAGGGCTCCCCTCATATTCTATCTTAAATTCTTTAGGAATTTCCATAAAAGGAATTTCTCCAAGCATAATTTCATTAGGATTGTCGTTTGTTATTTGGTTTTCCTCTGGTTTTTCTCTTTTAACAAGAGGTTCTTTAATTATCTTTTGAACAACAGGAGACTTGATTTTGTTTTCAAGTTCCCTGATATGAAGGTCGTGTTCCCTCTCTCTCCACACGAGAAAACCCAACAAAAAGACAATTACAACCAATAAAATTATTTCAGTCATATTAAATAATTAAATAAGAATCCATGTCATCAATTATTGAATCTGCCAAATTTTTGCTGTTTGAACCTTTTTTGTTTTTAATGGCATCGGGGAGCGTCTCAACAAAAGACCTAATATCATTTATTTTTTCTTCTTTTGTTTTTCCTGAAAAATTTTGGAGAATTTCATAAACATCTTGTCTAGTAACTTTACCAGCTGATTCAATATCGGATTTAATTTGGGCAAGGCTTCTATAATCTAACATACCTTAATCAAACTAACATTATAGCACATTATTTGTCAATTATTTTTTGACACCAGCATTTTCCAGCACTTGAACATCTTCTACCTCTTCTTGCACGGGTTGAGTAAGCTTTTTTAAATCTTCGTCTGTAATTCCTTTAATGCCAATAATTGTAATGTTTTGCTGTTGTGGTTGAACTTTTTCGCTCCAATCTTCAATTGATTGTAACCAAAGCTTTACTTCAGCAGCCTCACCACGAGTAGATGCATTTCTAAATAAACCATAAATAACATCACTTGTTTTATCTTTAGCCCATTCTCTACGGAAGCTAGCAACCATTTCCCAAAACTTTTGTTTTCTTTTCCATATAGATAAAGTTGCTTCTGTTACTCCCCATTTTTTAGCCCATTCTTTTTGTGTTTTTGGTTCCCTAAGTGGAGTTGGTAAAGACGCCCATTTGCAATATTCATAAAATAACTCCAATTTACGCATTGGATATTTTTCATGAGGACGACCACGTTGAGAACTAACAATTTTAACCTTTAATGGAAAGGCATATCTGCTAATAGGCATTCTCTTATATTTCTTAATTTTGGGCATTTTGTTTATCTTGTCTTACAGACACCTCCTCAGAAAAGGTTACAACTTGAACTTTACCGTGTTTAATCAAAATTTTCAAGTTAACAGCACCAAAACCATATGTGGTAGCAATTTGTTTTATTCTACCGTCCATAACCTTAACAATATCAGACCAAAATTCTAGTGGCTGAAATAATTCTTCTTTAAGTTTATTCTCCATAGAATTGTCCTAATACAGGATCTCCTTCCTTATCTAACGGTTTAGCAAAAATGCTTTCACTATCTTCTTCGTTAAAGAAACTTCTTCTCATAACAACTTCTTCTTTTTTAGGCGTTGACGGCCATCTTGTCATTATCATATATCTTAGAGCATCAACTGTGTGATCATCAATATCTGCCGTCTTTTCAAGAGGATTCCTTCCAGAAAAAGTATTAACTTTTCTCCAATGATATTTTGTTATTTCATCAATTGTTTTTACACAATTTCTAAATATAAATAATTTGGGAGCACCAAGTTTGTCTTTAATAATTGGGTGCGGTCTATCTGGAATAACCTTTAGATATTCTTTAATTCTGTTTATGCTAGCCGACACATCATTATTTCCTGGAACTGGGTACAACCCACAATCGTTATATTCCTGAATAACAGAAAAAGGGAATCCGTCTTTCTCTCTTGTCTTTGCTTGAGTTGATGGGTCAATAACTATTAAAGATATTTTTTGTCTTCCAGTAATTTCTTTTATTTTTCTTGCGTGATAAGAAACTGGTTTTCCAGCTTCGTAGTGCTCATTGTATATGAACAAATTTCCCTCTTTATCAATAGCGCCCCACAAAGCAGCTGTTGGATTAACAAGACCATGATCGATAGATATTATTTTTTCCCAAGAATCTGGTATATCAAATGGGTCTATAACATGAACTTTCTTATCAAATTCAAGAAAGACTTGCCCCTCAAACACGTCCCAAGAACCATACAAATATCTTTTAATCATTTCTGGCGAATAAGAAGACTCCATTGATTTTATATATTCTTCAGGAAGATTTTTCTTGTTGTCGTAAGTTGTCGCTTCAACATAGAAAGAGTTTTTTAATTTATCTGGGCTGTCTGGATGAAAGTTTTTCCACAACCAATTATGACCAGCTGGGTTACAAATAAGAAAACCATACCTTCTTGGAACTTCATTTTTTCTCAAACGGGATTGCAAAATACTAAAAACTGTTTCTGGAATTTCCTCTGCTTGGTCAATGGCAAACCAACCAAGATTAAGTGAGAGTAGTTCTTTTTCTGAAATGCTATCAAGATGTCTAAATATTATTTCAGAACCATTATAAAGTTTGAGATAATTTTCTGATTTATTCCACACGCCACCATTTTCTGGAGCATACCAATCTGAAGGGCAAAAATCAAAAAATGTTTTTTGTGTTGTATCTCTAAGTTCTGGATAAGTCAATCTTCCTATCAAACCAAAATTACCGGGCATTATTTGAGATATAAGAATTGCTTTCATAACTAAGGCAACTGTTTTTCCAGAACCAAAACCACCAGAAAACAAAGAAAAAGTGTGATTGTCAAAAACAAACTTCTTTTGCGGTTCAAGAAGTTCAATATGTTTTAAATTTGACAGCGTGATGTCTTTTTTTATTTCTTCCATATTTTTTCAACCTTTTTTCTAAACTCCTCCCACTTTTCATCTGAAACCAGCTCCTCTTTCTTTTCTCCAGCTTCTAATTGATTTTTTATTTGTTTTGAATGCAAAACAACGCTTTCTATATGAGAAATCGAAATTATATCACCCCTAAAAGTCTTAAACCACCTATCCCCATTCTTCATTGCTATTTCAAGTTTAGATTTTTCTACCTCGTTAATAACAAACTCTTTTCTATTAATGGTAATAATCCATTGTTCTTTATTCTGAAGCATCGATAAATCCCCCTTTCTTAATTCTAAACCTTTCTTTTTCGATTATTTTAATGGCATCTTTTTTTACAAAGTTTCTAAGAGCCGCCAGATAATTCTTGTAACGCCTTCCCGTACTTTCACAATAATTTATTAAATCATCTAATTTGCTTTTAACAAACGACAAAGGTACTTTGTAGTTCTCTGATATTTTAATAAGATCTTCTTCTGTTATGTCTTTAAGTGATTTTTGGTGGTTGTATATATTATTAATAATATGTGTTTCCTTCTTATGTGTATCCTTAATAGGTCTGTAGTGTCCTGTGGTTTGGTCTGAAATGTCCTGTGGTTTTTCCAGAGGACTCTCATGTCCTGTGGGTTTCCAAACACTTTTATCAAGAAGAAAATATGTATTTCTAAGCCACTTTCCATCAGACGACCTTGTCTTCTCATAGTGAATTATGTTATATTCCCGAAGCTTCTTAATAGCCCTCTGGACTGTTTTAGTTGAAATTCCGTGTTCCTCTGCTATTAGTTTTAATGAAGGAAAACACTGTTGCGTCTTATCTGAGTGTCTGCAAAGTGAAATATAAACTGCTGTAGTTGCAAGCCCCATGTGTTTTGCATAAATACTCAAATACAAATCGTCTACTTGAAATTTCTCTTTTTGTCTTAAATCTCTGATAGTTAAGGCACGCATATTGTTATTTTTAGACAAATATAGACCGTTTTTATTATTTTGTCAAGCATTTTGATTGTGTGTTTCTACCATCTGTATTTTTTGTGTATGTGGTGTCAATATCCAAACTAAGGCAACGTTGGATTTTCGTCTGGGTGAAAAATCAAAACTGCAGTATTTCCGTTTCTAATTTCTTTTTTAATTATTCCCCAACCCACAAAAGCACTGCCCAAACTTTCATCTCCAAGAAAAATTTCCTCGTAATCATCAGGTTTTAAATCAATTTGGTAGTCTGGGTTTGTCAGTCTTGCAACAACAAAATTCTTTCTTGGACAACCCTCTGAAACTCCAAGAATTAAATTAGGCCTTTCTTTCATGGCTAAAGCTGGCTTGAGTGGGTATGGATTCAATCCATGCCACCCTGCTTGTAGGTGGTCCTACACAGCCCCAGCTAACTTAGGTTATTCCAATTTTTAACCGCTTTCAAGATGTCTGACAAAACCTCAACGGATTTTTCGTCTTTGTAAATTAAAACTGAAGCCCCATACATTTCATTGGGAGTTTGTCTTACAAATCCTTGCCTGTCTCCGTATTCATCTCCTGTCTTGTAAGGTCCAATAGAGATGTGGGTTATCATTCTTGAACCACCAAAAGTTCTAATTGCTTCTTGGGCTATTTGTTTTTGGTGGGTATGGGCAGACACATAAATATCCGCTCCCTGTAAATTGAATCTAGCTTCTCTAAAAGTGGGGTGGTTCTTATTATACATACTATGACCTCGCATTTTATGTGCCACAACTAATTTATAAATTTGGTCTCCTACTTCAATCTCTACTTCTCCCGTTCCTCTTATATAGGGTGCACCTGAAACCTCATAAAGGATTGAGTATGGGTCTTGCCCTGTTTTTGAAGCCCACTTCGAACAATGCTCCCCGCTTACACCAAACAAAATCTTTCCCCTCATTTCTCTAAATAAAGCTCTTAAAAACTGATGTTGCTCATTTAAGTTAGCTGATTGTTCCGCCTGTGATGTTCCACCCCAATAAATCCCGTCGAGTAAATCTCCCATAAAAACTACATAATGGTTGGGTGAGTTTTTGATTGCTGTTAATTCTTGGTTAATTCTTTTATAATCCGTATCTGGGTGTCCGTAATGTAAATCTCCCATAAAGTGAATTACCGAAGTGTTAAAAAGTCTAATTCCTAATTTTCCCTCTTTAATGGGTGAAATCTCCTTCATCATTTCTGCTCTTTTTTGTGCTTGCTGAAGTAATTTATTGAGGTCGGGAGGAGATATTAGAGGGGTAGTATAAACTGGTGGCAACTCCCCATTCAGAGCCATTTCTCTTTTAATCTGGTCATGGCTCTTGAATGAATTTTCATTTGGGCTGGTAAAAATTCCGAATTCTTTCATCGTCCTTGTACAATTCTAATTTCGTGATTTGGGAACTTTTTGTCATGCTCGGTTGCGATTTTCATAGCTTCATTTAATTGGGATTCTGATAACTCTGGGGCTTCTTCTCCATATCCGTTATGAGCTTGGTAAATTATCTTTTCTCCAAAGTGAGGACTTCTGCAATCATCGTGCGTACACATTACTTCAATAAATGTTGCCCCTAAATTTAGGTATTCTCTATCTCGTATCATGCTTAGATTGACATAATTTGATATAATAAATTACCAGTGGTCGGGCTGGCATTCTTTGAGAGAGTGAACCCAGCCCGTAAAACTAGTATTTAGTCTCCGAAACAAACTTCCTGAAAAAGTCAAGTAAAACATTCACAACATATAAAACCATCGCCCCAGTTACTATTTGATTAGGAACTAAATCATTTAATGAAAAGCCGTCTTTTTGTATTTCCCCTGCAACAAAACTCAAATAAATTGTTGCCAATGGTGCAAAAAATATTAGTGCATTGGTTGTCACTTTTTGAATGTCATTTTTTGTTATCTGAAATCTCTTGCTTACCATCTAAACCACCTCCAATCAAACTTTCGATGTACTCTTTTCTTTTTTTGTGAAAATCGACGAAAGTACCACTTCGTAAATCCCTCAATACCCACAAACTTATCAAGTAATCTTCCAAAAGCTCGGCGGGTATTTTGGATAAATCTATTTCTTTTTTTTTCGACTCGTTCTTTCATCGCTTAAAAATTGCTCTAATCAACTCCATTATAGTAAATCTTTTTAGATTTGCATCTACCTTTTCTTGCAAGTCTTTATTTTTCATTTCTAATTCGGATATTTTTTTGTTTAGATTTTCAATATCAGAATTGGCTTTGTCTAATTGAATAGTTAATATCTTATTTTTATATTCAAATTCCCCCCTCTCTCTATCTGCTGTAAAATACTTTTTTTCTAAATCATCAAATTTTTCTGAAAGTTTTAAATTCTTTTCAATTAAACCCCCTATTTCTGTTGCTCTATCCCCCAAAGATACATTAACTGATTTTAATTGTTCTTTTAATTCACTAATTTCGTTATCATATTTAACTGCTTTGTCCCAAAAAGCCCTAAACTCTCCCTCCCTATCTAAAGACAATCCTCTTTCATCTAAAAGAGTCTTGAACCATGCTGGTATTCCTTGTTGGACTTCACCGCTCCAGAATGGAAGAATTTTGTCGTAAGCCCTAAAAGTATAAACCGCTCTTTTTACTCCTCCGTAAACATCTAAATTGATTTCACTTCCTGTCCAGGGGTCAGCCGCAAAGAAAACATCATCTTTTGACTCATCGTATCCGTGTACCAAAACAAAGTGCATTTCCTCAGCAGTAGTAGCTGGGTTAAAATCAATCTCACAAATTAAAGGTCTTCCTTCATCAATTAAAGATTTCATCTTGGCTATTCCCTGAGGTGTTACTGCATCATTGTATCGAGGAGAAGTATAAACATTATTTAATCCTAAAATTGAAGTTTTGCCCCAGATTAAATTACCACTTCCTGCAGTAAATAATTCTTTTCTGTTGTTTATTTCGTTGGGATAAATTCCTAAATAAGTAGCTAGACAAGTAATCAAGCACCCGTGAGAACCAATTGTATATTTGGGAGAAGTATTGTTGCCTAATATGATAGAAGCCCATCGTGGGTCTCTTTGAGAAAAAATCTCTTTTAGTTGTAGTTTTCTCATCGACTTATTTTATCACTTTTATTGTCCTCGTCAAAAACAGACTTCCAAAAAAGGCAACCTGTAATAGCTACTGGCGTAGTAAAAATAAATGAGTATTTTGTTAGAAAAAGATAACTCTCCAAACTAAAAATTCTTACTATTGGGAAAACGCTTATATAGATAAAAAAAATTCCACAGAAAATAAAAAATATAACCATACTAGAAATAATCTTGCTTCTTTTTACTCTTAAGAAATTGGCTTGATTGTAAGAGAACGCCAAATAAAGAAAGACAAAAGCAGACACCAAAGTGGGTATTGCTCGTAAAGAGTACAATGTTTCCATTTTAGAAAAATTTGAGGACTTTTTCAGCTCCTGCTAAAACTACTAACGCACCAATCGAGATTATAAGTATTCTTGAGACTAATTTAATGAAGTCAGTATTTGAAGCAACCATCTCTTTTAGAGTATCTGTATTTTCGTTTAGAAGCCTATTTCCCTCTTTGTGTTCGTCGTTTAACCTCTGAATTGCAAAAGAGAACTTTTCAATAACATTAGACTGCTTGTTTATCGCTTCTAAAGTCTCTTTGTGTAAGTTTAATAAAATGTCGTATTGTTGTTTGGTTGTCATAGCTTCATACTAAATATGAGTTTTAATAAAATCAAGTAGGATAATAAAATCAAGTAGGATATATTGTCAGAAAAAACTTCTACAAATTTTTTTTACTAAGTCAAATATGGGACCCTTTTTTCAAAACTGACCCCTAAGAATTTCAAGATGACGCAATTATTTAATAAATGCAAAGTAATAATTCCCATAAAATAGTAATTATGAATGTGAAGTAATACATTTTTTTTTGACTTCGCACACACGTAAATCCTATGGGACATGACACTTACCCCCCTTTTGTGTAACGCACACGGATACCGTACAGGAAGAAAACATCGTGCCAATATGTTTTTTGAAAGATGACTGTTATATCGTCTTTTTTAAAAACCCCTGTCAAAATTGATTTGGTGAGGTCTAGGACACATGTAACATGATGTATTTTGATGTTTTAAGATATAATTGACAAAAATATAACAGTTTAGCTATAGTTTAAGTGTAAATTAGGAGTGTAAATTAGGAAGGAGGTGAAAAAAATGAACGAATATCAAAGAAGAGAATACGAGAAAAAATTAAGACTTGTTAAGCTTCTTAATAGTTTCGATAGCGGTTATAGGTTTGAATTGGTGAAAAATAAAGAGGAGCTATCAGCTAGCCTTATAAAATTAAACAGTGATATCCCCGTTTGTGTTAATTTTATAGACTACGAGGGTAAATATAGTTTTTACCTAGATTATAGCCTGCCCTATATAACCTATGCAACAGAGAAGCAAATCCGGGAAAAGCTAGGAAAAGAGCCAAAAAGGGTAGGTGTCTTAAATAAAAATAAGATTGCTAACTGGGTAAAATACTTGTCTGAAGTATATCAAGAGCTAATTAAGACAAGTGGGGAAAGAGAGAAAAAAGTTAATTCATTCTTGGAAGAGTTCGAAAAAACAGATGGGGAAAAGCAAGTTATGATGACAAACGAGTATAGAAAAACCTATTCAGGAAGCATAATAAAAAATGGGGTAGTGTTAGAGTTTTCAATTGACGAGGAAGGGTATATTTGTCAGAGGATAGAGATCAGTTATAGCGTAGAGGATAATTTGTCTAATTTTGTAGCCTTGTCAGACAATAAATATCAAGGCTAGTTTTCATTTACTACGGCTTGGCAGAAATGCGAGGCCGTAGCAAAATGAAAATATAGTCGATATTGAAAAAGAGGAAGGAGGTGAGAACATGACAATAGAGAAAGCCATAAAAGAATTAAAAAAGATTAGAGACAATGCGGACACGGTTTTAGAAGAAAGAGTTGTTTCAATCCTTATAAATAATATACAAATATACAATACGGCAGAAGGTTTTTTTGAAGATGTTTTTGAAAGAGGATTATATTCCGGAGCAATAAGAGAGTTTATTTATCAAAGAGAGGTTGAAGCCTTTTTTGATAAATATTATTACGATATTATGAACTTATTTTACAAAATGCAGAAAGAGGAAAAAAACATTGAAGATATGTTACCTAGAGGCTGGGAATGGGAAATAAAAGCGAGCTGTGCTTGGTTAGCTTTTGAAGAAATAACGGCAAGAATAATCGATAAACTAGGTATAAAAATTTAGTTTTCATTTACTATGGCTTGGCCAAAAAAGCTAGGCCATAGCAAAATGAAAATTAAGCTATACCCTCAATAACTACAGGATAAATTACAAAAAAGCAAAACTCGGGATTTTTGTTGCCTCTAGCCTCAAACCCAAAAAAACTATAAGTTAAAAATAGTTGTTTTTTTGGCCTATTTTAGTAGTTTTTTGATATTTTGGGGCTATTTTAGAAGAATTTTAGGTCATTTTTGATTGTTTTTTGGGTTATTTTTGATTGTTTTTTAGGTTTTTTATTGATTTTATTGATTTTAGGTTACTTTATATTTAATAAGATATTGTTTTTATATATAAGAGATTGGGTTCGCATTTAAATAATTTTGTACTAAAAAGGGATTAATTTAATTATCTGTTTCTAAAAGCGTAATCTGATAATTTTAATTCTAAATATTAATCTAAATATTAATGCGGTGCGGTTCGTCGCATCGTGACATCGCGCTGTCATGTTATTTTAATTATTTTTGGGGATTGTTTCTTTTTGGGGTAGCCGGTCGTGTTCCTGCTACCCGGAAAAAAACAATCAGTATTGAACAGCTGTTTTAGACAGAGCCTCAAAAAAAGCCCATCGGCTCAAATTGAATTTGCCCCTTTTTCTCGCTCTCTTATAAGCTCTGCTAAGGAATTTAGCGTTTAACTGATCCATGATTTGCAAGGCTTCGCTTTTTGTGTCGCAAACCTTGTAAACTTGAAAGTGTCCGTTTCGGCGGAGCAAAACTTTATATTTTCTCATTTTTTTCACCTCCTTCCCTTTTTGGAAACAACACACCGAAGAGTCTTACCCGGTAGCAATTTAAAACGTTTTTGAAGAGTAAAAAATAAAAATCAATTTTAAATTTGGCAGGCTGGTCTGGCATATTTTTATAAAAATAATAAATTGTATTTTTTAGCTTGTCAATAGGCAAAAGAAGCCCAAAATTCATATTTTGAGTTTTAAAAAAGATGGTATATTAATCGTCTTTTTTAAAAAAACCCGTTAAAATTGATTTGGTGAGGTCATTTTTTGGCGAGTCCGTTTTTAAAATGGTCATTTCTCTTTCAAAAGGAAGATGGACAAGTAAAACCCAATCACTAAAAAAGAGGTGCTAGCGTGTTTAGCTGCTAGCAAAACCGAGAAAAATAAAACTGTAAAAAAAAATAAATTTCTTGCCATAAAAAAAGCCTCTGCTTTTGTTTGCTCGGTTGTAAACCGGCTATCTGGCAAAGGCTTTTTGCTTCCTGCTACAATCAGGATAGCGTGGCAAAGGTTTTTACGGCGATGAGACTAAATGCTTTTCCCGTCCTCTTTCTCTTTTTCACTTACCACCGCCTGGGCTATCAATAAATCTTGGATGTATTTAGATAGTTCCGCTCTATATGCGGATAACGCATCCCCATTTGATAGCACTTTTGCAAAATCTTTTGGCTTTACACCCAAAGAGACTACCACAGCCAAAACAGACGGAGTAATCTCATTTGCGATATTAACAGCCTCGAACATTAAATCCTGATATTTTTTTGTATTTATCATAAGGGCTATTTTCTCACCTCCTTTCTAAAAGCGGGTTTTAAGCCTGCTTCAGCGGTGGCAAGCGAGGTTCGGAAGCGGCAAGAGGAAAAACCTCTGCCAAGTAAACCCCTTGCCACCCCTGAAGATGGCCTAAACAAAAATCAATCCCAAAATGTGCTAGTTTTGGTTTGTGCGTCTTTTGGTTCGTACTCCAAAAGACCTTCCCTTTCAAGCTCGTCCTGAGCTTTTAAAATATTTTCAAACAAGTCCTTATTTTTTTTCGACAAAACCCAATCCCAGTCAAAACCCTGATCAAGCACGGCATCGGTAAAATTTTCCGATCCGAGCCCCTTAAAAATTTCGTCTTGCGTGGGGATGTAAATCTCCCTTCCGGTTAAACTTTTTCGGAATTTAAGAGCGTCCAAAATGCGCCTGACCTCCATCTGTAATCTTTCAATTTCTTTTGGGGTAATGCTGTCGTTTTCAAATAAAATTTGATCTTGGATACTCTCCAACCGCATCAAAAGAAGCTCCGAAAGGTAACCACCCGGCTTCTTGATTGGAGATGTTTCGTCAAAATCAACCAGCTGTTTTTTTAGTGTTTCGACAACAAACTTGTCATTCTCTTTTTTCTCTACAACAATTGGTTTTTGTGGTAACACCGGCTCAACTTTTGTCTTTCCTACATTAAAGGTTTTTTCCTCGTCCCAGTTTTGCCAGCGGTAGACATAATAGGACGGCCTTTCAACTTCAAAGCCAACCCAACCACCCAAGCTCAATTTAAGTCCTGTGTTTTCTTCCATTTCTTTAAAAACAAAATCTTTTTTGTTTATTTGAGAAAAAAATAAATTATGAAAATAAAACTTATAATCAAACAAGGCTTCTTCCAAAATTGCCCTCGTCGAAGCCCAAAAAATAGTCCCTGTTGGTCTGTGGTAAGCTAGACAAATAGGATTGCCCGAAGAAAGCAAGTAAACATTGCCCGGTTCGTCCACCCTCAATAAAGCAATAGCCATACTTCCTCTCAATTTTTTAGCCGACGCCTTTATTGCGTTGATGGTTTTGAAATTCTTTTTGAAAATAAAATGCTCAACAAGTCGCAAAATGACTTCGGTATCCACTTCACCGTCGGTTTTTAAATTGAACTCTTCTTTCACTTCCCGATCGTTTGAAATAACGCCGTTATGAACCAAAGCCAAACCCAACTTGCTGACTACGGGATGATTGTTTTTGTTGTTTTCCGCTCCACCTTGAGTCTTTGCCCTGTTGTGCCCAATTACTAAAGTTGGATTGTTTTCCTTCAATAAAGTTTTGAAAACTTTTGTTTTGACAAAAACGCTAGCATCTACTGGCTCCTTGTAAAAAAGGATATCCCGATCCTTCACGAAAGCAAAGCCCGTAGCATCTCTGCCCCGCACCTGACTGGCGAGCAAAATTTTTATAAATTTTTCTTTTGCAAACTCGGAGTGCTCTCCCACTGTTAAAAATCCGCTAATTCCGCACATTTATTCCTCCCCTCCTTCCTCTTTGAAAATCTTTTCCCAATCCATGTAGTTAAAATCGTCTCCGTAGTTTGAAAATCTTTCGGCAACTTCCTTGCAAAGAGAGTAGAACTGATATACTAACTCATCGTCACTAACCTCTTTTAAGGGCAAAGCCAAACATTTTACAGACTCATATTCTCTTTTCGGCTTAGTATATTCTGATATTTGTCTAGCAACATCTTCTAACTTCCTTACGAATGACAATTTTTCATCAGAGGTAAAGCCAGCTTGTTCAAAAAGTAAACCCAAAATTTGATAGTAAGTCATATTTAGATCTATTGGATCAGGTAGCTGAATTCCCCCTAAACTCTCCGGCAATTTCGTTACGGGCAAGCTAGCAGCTATCTTTTTACATACTTTCATTGGCTTAAAAATAGACTCAAGAACATTTTTCTTTTTAATATAGATCTTTTTAATTTTTCCTCTGAATTCGATTTTTGAACTGTAAATCCTTTCATTATTGAGAATTGCAAAAATAGCCGTTGCAATTTCTAAAAACAAAATATTTTCCTCTCTAGCTCTCAACCCCAAACCCAAGCCACGAAAAGCACTTGTTAGCTTGTGTTCGACATTCTCAATTGGAGATTGATCGGTAAAACCTTTAGCAATTTCAAACAAAAGATCAATGAAGCGAACAGTCCCCCTACCCCTGATGTTACTGTTACCCATCCAAATCACATTCCCCCGAACCTCTTTAAGGCCGTAAACATATACAACGTTGATAAAACCAGAAACCTGATCCAAAATTTCCCTTGAGATTGCATTGAAAATTGCAAAATTTACATTTGTTTCAATTTCTGCGCAAGCAAAATCCCTGTAATTAGCCCTTACAAATTTCACGCTCGGTAGTTTGTATTTGCCACTAGCAACCAACTTACTGACTCCCTTTTTGTGAACCTCCAAAAGAATTTTTACAACTTTCATGACAAGTTTTTCAAATGTGTAAGCTCTCCAAAACTTGTTGGTGTCAAATTTAATATGCCAGCCTTTTTTAATTTCGATGGCAAAAAGGGGTCTTTCTCTTTTTACTTCCCGAATAAAATCTTCGATTGCTTTTTGATATCTTTCTTCCTCTTTTACTTTTGGCAATTCTCTTTGCTGAGCAAAAACAAATTTTAACTGCGGTCTGAGGAGCTCTCTTGATTGCCTCTCGAACGCATACCGAAAAGCGCTATCTTTGATGACTGGATTACACCTGTAATTATGATAAATGGTTGCATCGGCGATAGCGTGTGCTAAGTACAAAATATCCCTCGCCAATTTTTGGCAAGAAAGGAACGAGGGCAAAGTCCTATACTCGAACCCCCATCCTTGCAAGCGAACGTCACCCAACTTGCCATAGCCCCGAGAGACTTTTCTGAAAAATGCGTATTCGTCTTTTTCTAAAAACATAACAGGAAACCCTAGCAAATTGTCCAAATTCAATATCATTCTTTCAATCAATTCTCGGCCTCTAGGAGTGTTTTCCCTAAGTAAAGAGTGCCCGAAGTGTATGTGTCCCCCCAAAGAAAGTTTGTCGCTAGTAGCCATTAAATTGTACTTGAAGACATTGGGATACTTGTTTTTATTTCTTTCTAGTATTTCTCTAATGTTTTTGATGGCTTCCTCTGGGTCTGTTGCTGGCTTTGGTCTGATCTCTGCTGTTGCTGTGTAACCGTCAAAGCCAAAGTCGCAATCTTGAGACTGCGGGTAGACTTTTTCTCCCGAGTCATCGACTGGAGTAAAAACAGCGTCAGCCTCTAAAAACGAATTGCTAATCGGAGAAAAGATGCCCAATTCTGGGTCTGATCCTATTGTGATTGGCTCTCTCTCTTCAACTTTTTGTGAAATGTTGTTTTCCTGTTGTGTATCTGGCATAGGTTTTTTAAAATCTCCTTTCTAATTAATTATTAATTTAACAAATTATTTTAATTTTGTCAATAGGCAATTTAGGTTCAAATTTTAATCCTCATCAAAAATAAAACCGCAATTTTGGCAAAAAATTTCCCAACTGTCTTCACCTGTGACAAGCGACTTGACTTCTCCACCGCAAAAACAAAAAGATTGGCAATTACTCTTTGATATTTTTTCGGCAAATTCTCTGTGCTCTTTGTCAACAAAACCAAAAAAAGCATGCCCACCGACAGTTTTCAAAAGATGTCTGTATGGGTCTGAAAAAGTTTTTTGGCAAACACTACAAAAAAATTGTTCGGCATTTTTACTTTTTGGCATGTCTCTTTGTCCTTTCTTAGTTAGAATAATAAACCCTCTTTTTTTCCTTGTCAATAGGCAATTTAAGCACAAATTATATATAAATAGTATATGTAAAAAAACGAAGAAAAGATTATTTGAGGAAAATTGTTTGATTATTCTTTTTTTTGTCCTTTTTAAGCATTTGGCTCACCCGCCAAATAGTCTAAGCATTTGGCTCACCTGCCAAAATTATACCGTGACAGCACGATGTCATTCTTGCTTTGTTATTTCAACAACAAGGGTATAATTTTTAAGAGAGGGGTCGTTTAAGTCTTTAATTTGGGGATATTCACTCTCTGGAATCTCCAATGTTAAACGAAAACCGCCACCCAAACTCTTGCCTAACGGCTTAAGCATTGGCTCATAAGCTATAAAGACATATTTATTTTCTTTTTTGGTTGTTTTTTTATTTCGCATCTTTGGAGTTGGCATATAACGCCCTCATATAACGCTTAGCCATAGATACACTTTTTGAGCTTCCTTTCTTAATAAGACGCCCGCCTTCTCTTTTGTAAACAACATTTCCTTTTCTTACATATGGCATAACAATTCACCGTCCTTCAATAATTTCCACCATAATTTGTTTTTTCTAATTTTCTTTCAACTGCTACCCTTGCGTGTTCAGCGGAACAAAATTTGCCTACAATAGGGCTTCTTAAAATCCACCCTCCTTTATCACGACGCATTCCACACAAATCACAAAATATTGTCTGATTTATTCTATATCCAACAAGGTCTTGTTTTAACATTTTTTACACCTCCGCCAACTTAATTATAAAGCTATTATAACAAATAAATTGTGGGGGAGATACAGATATATATCTCCCTGTCAATTTATTTGTTTTTACCTTGAACTAGCAATATTCCAGCCCAAGTGCCAAAAACTACCCACATCAATCCTGCGATCATATACCAGGGACTATCTCCGTACTCATTAGCGAAAGCCATTCCAAGAACAAAAGGAACCCAAGACAATAAAAGCAACGTTCCAACAGTTTTATTCATTAATTACCACCCCCTGTCTTTTTTGAAAAAAATCATTTAGACTGACATTAAAAACATCTCTGACAACTTCTGTTTTGGCATCTAATATTTGCTCGATAACAAACTCACGCAAGTCATCTATAGTTGTCCCGTTTGGTTTATTGTAAGAGGACATAATCTCACGCAGTTTTTTGTCTATCATATTAATTTTGTTTGTCATATGTTTATGTTCCCCTTCTTTACTTTATATTACCACATTTTACTTGCCTGTCAATAGGCAATTTTGAAAGTATTCAGATTCTTTTTGTTTTAATATTTGTTTTGATAGACAATCTTCAAGAAAGCAAGATACAGCCCAAACCAAATAATGCGGATTGGAAGAAGCATTGGTTTCATTGGAACAACACTCATCATAAATTACCAAAACACAAGTCTTTTCTTTCCGAGCAAGCCTGAAAATTGCGTTCTGTGCCAACGAAAAAGCATTGGTAGCGTTTTTCCTAGACAGTTTTCTTTTACCTATTCCGACTATCCACCCGCCACCTTCTTTTTGCGGAAGCTTAATCTTTATTCTCATATTTTGCAGTCATCGTTTGTAATCAATTGAACGATTCCATATTGCTATTTGGTCAAAAAGATTAAAGTGGTAGGTTTTTCATAACATTGGTTCTTGAATTGTGTCTATTCTTTTTTGGGCTATCTTTATGTAATCGGAATTAATTTCTATACCAATATAATTTCTATTAAGCAATTTGCAAGCAACTGCAGTTGTTCCACTACCAAGATATGGATCAAGCACAATTCCACCTTCCTTACAATGCCTTTCAATAATTTTTTTTGTAATTGAAAGTGGTTTTTGGGTTGGATGATCTGTTCTTTCCTTTCCGCCAACAATGGGAGCGTAAAAAACATTTGTCATTTCTTTTTGCCCTTTAAAAATAAAATTTGAATTGTTTTTTGTATTCTTTTTCTTCAATGCCCAAAACAACAACTCCGTTGCTTGCCTATATCCAACCAATCTAAATTGAGGAAGCGGATTTGTTTTTACCCATATTAAAAGTTGTTTGGGATACATATTTTTTTCAAACCAATCACGATATTTTCCATACAGCTGTTCTGAAGTCCAAACAATAATGCTTCCATTATCGTTTAAAACTCGTTTCGCTTCTTCTAAGAAAGGCTCTATTTGAAAATTATAATCCCATTCCCCAAAATCAAAATTGATATCTGCCCTCTTTCCGCTTCTATAATCACGAAAAATTTTGTTTTTTTGACTGATATTATATGGCGGATCAGTAAAAACTAAATCGACGCTTCCGTCAGGAATTTTTTTCATAACTTCTAAAGCATCTCCTTGATAGATTTTATTTAGTTCCATAGTTAAAAAGATATTTTAATATATGAGCAACCACTTCAACATTGAAAGCGTTTCCTAGCATTTTGTATCTCTGTGTATTGCTTACACCTTCTGTAAAATTGTCTGGGAGTGATTGAAGTCTTTCACATTCTATGGGAGTTAGTTTTCTAACTACATAGTCATTCATCACCATTGAGTCGGTTTGGACAGTTGTTAGTGCGTTTGCCTTATATCCGCCAATTTCTGGCTTCTTGCCTTCTCCACGATTGCGTAGTGCTACCGCATACAGACCAGTCTTTGCACCCCTACCGCCACCAAGAGCAGACAATGTGACTGACTTTCCTTCTGGTGAATAAACCCTATCTCCTTGACAAAAGTTTCTTGAATAATTTTTTCCGTCTTTAGCCCAATCCTTATTCCTAATCCCACCAATAAAATTAAGTTCTTTTTTAATGTTAGATTGAGAGCCAATTAAAACAACATTTTGCACAAAATACTTTTCCTCTACCTCTTCCTCTAAAATATCCCTTAAAAAAATCCCTCTATCTTCTGGCTGTGGTATTTCAACTTGGACATATTTATCTCCAACTCTTGACCCCGCCCAAAACAGCCTTTTCCTATTCTGGGCTGATACAAGTGCCGCATTTATCATTACTGGTTCTACACCTAAGGTTTGCGAGATTATTTCTTTGTCTTTCTTTGGCATACTTGCCACGTTTTCTAATACAAAGAATTTGGGTTTTACCTCTTTTAAGATACGAACATATTCCCAAAACAAGGCACTTCTTTCTCCCTCTAATCCTTTGCGGTCTTTTTTTGCTATAGACAAGTCTTGGCAAGGTGAACCACCACAAATCAAATCAATCTTTGGAAAATTTGAACCCCTAAGTTGTTTAATATCTCCCACTTGGATTGTGTCTGGATAATTCTTTTGAGCTATCTGAATGGCGTATTTATCTATTTCGCTTGCGTAGTAGTTTTTAATTGGAACTCCCACCCTATCAAGTGCAACCCTCGCAGAAGAGATGCCATCAAATAAAGATAAAACATTGATTTTATTTATTTCCATTTTTCTTAACATAATCTTCAACCTCTTTAACAATAATGCCCACAAAGTGAGCAAACAACTCGTCTCTGTTGTCGTCATCAATGTATGTAAAGATTTTATCAACTGCGTGGACAGCCTCGTGAGCAAGAATAGACCAAAAATTTTTATTCTTCATCAAGACTATCACAGGATCGTCGCCTTTTATCCCATAAGTAACCCCTTTGATATATTCCCAGTTATAATCAGAGATTGAGTCGTCATCAAAGTATTTTCTCAACCACTTTAGTTTCTTTTTCTGGTCTCCCCAAATAACATACACTGAGTATTCGTTGTATAGAATTGGGATTTTTACAATATTTAATTTTTTATTCGTCAACTTTTTCATAAGTCATTTCAAAAATGTCGGGTTTGACTGGATAAAACTCTCCCTTTACCCCTTTAACAATCCAATCTCCCTTTCTAGCATAATGATTACCTTCTAATGTTTTGATTACCAAACAATTATTTTTTGTTTCAATGTGCATTTTTCCCATAAAATTACATATTTCCAACAGATTTTCTCCCGTCCATTGTATTGCTTCTATTTCTACTGGTTTTTTTCTAAATCTCATAATTATTTATTTCCACATTTCAATCCAACCCGCTTCCATAATTAATCTTCCAATTTCTCTTACTACTTCGGGCTTTGAGTTCTTGAAAAGGAACCTATCGTGTCCATCTTTAGTTAACAAAGTAATTCCTTTCTCGCTTACTTTGGCGATGATTTTTAGTTTTTGATTTGAAATTTCGTATTGGGTATAAAGTTTTTTGATTTTCATTAATGATTTTTTCATAAGATTTTAGCAATTTCATTAACCAACTCAATGAACTTTTTCAATGTAATTTTCTCAATTATCTTTTTATTCATTAACTTTTGGACAATTTTGAATGCTTGCTCAATCTTACTGTCTTCTTTTACCCAATAAGTGTAATAAGTTGTTGGGTACCAACGCTCAACATACGGATAACACCAATTCCAGCCCGAATAAGTTGTTGAGTCCAACTTATAATCAGTTAAAAATTTACCATTACTATATGATAAAGTTGTATTTTCGTTAAGTTCCATTATTATCACCTCCTTTGTTTTTTAACTTTCTCCATTAAGGCGTTCTGGGGCAGAGCTGTATCGAGAGCAGTTGCGTCCATCTTACTCGATATGACCGCTTGGCGTTAGCCAAGCTTTCAGATGCCCCAATTTTAATGTCGTTGGTCACGCCACCGAACCAACCAAGAGAGGCTACCGCAACCTACCTCTCACGCCTCAATCTGCAAGAACTTACAAACTGAAGCGTAGGGTGTAGATTTTTTGATTTTCATAAATTCCTTAATACCTTATCTGCAATTTCAAATGCATCTTTCATATTTTTGTATCTAATACAGCCCATACACTTTCCACACAACAATTTTCCAAAATCACAAAAGTTTTCTTGCCTAACAACACGGCGGACATCTTTAATCGCAACTGCCAAACAAATAATTTCTTTATCAGTTAATTTCATTTTCATCTTTTTTTATTATATTCCAAAAAGTTTTTTCATTCTTTTGGGTAATAACTTTTTGGTGATTTTATATGCTTTTTTCAAATTTTTATATTTAAGACAACCCTCGCATTTTCCACATCTTTCCATTCCCTTTTCACAAAAATCTTCTTGGTCAATGTAAAGGTAAATATCCACTATAGCCAACAATGGGTAAATTATTTCTGTATCTAGTATTGTTTTTTTTGTTTTCATTTTTGATTAAGTTTGTCTATAATTTCATTTATTTTTCGTCTTAACATTTCTAGTTTTTCAGAATCTCTCCAAGCATCTCTAAATAAACCACCTTCTTCAACCGTGAGCCAAACAGGAGTAGTCCAACCTGTTGCGTTGGTTGATTTGTTTATTTTTTCTATTTTTCTATTTTTTGTTTTCATTTTTGATTAAGCCCTTCAGATAAAGTTACACCAAAAATTTTCATCATTTGCAAGGCTGTAAATCTTCCTCCAATTTTAATTATTACCTTTGCCAAAATAAAAAGCAAATATATAAGTGGAAATGCCAATATGTCTCTAAATTCTATTTTTGTTTTCATTTTTCTTTTAATATAAACAAACTATATGGTTTTGTTTCTTTTTGTGGCTGACTCAGGGTTGAGGCTTCACGCTCTCTCGCTCTCCGACAGCCACTTCAAAAACTAAAAATAATTCCTTTCCGAAACTGCTTCTAATTGCCCAAGACAAACATCAGAGTCAAGCTCGGTAACAATTTTTCCACCTTTCAAGTGATGATGTTTTTCAAGTTTCCTCACCTTTTCGTTCAACTCAAACAGCCTGTTGTTAATCCAAGATAATTCTTTTTTTACAAAATTTCTAGTCCTTTCTATTTTCTGGCTATCAGTGAGTTCATCCCACTCTTTTCTCTCTATTTCAAACTCATATTCCATTTTTTCTCGTTCTTTTTTACTCATCTTTTTTTCCATTTTAATCACCCCCTTTTTCAGATTGTAAATTTTCAGACAAAAATTTAATAATTGCAAAAATCATATAAGAGTTAAATTCATCTTTTAATTTCATTGTCGCAGCCCACTCTAAACTCATATAATCAGTCATATTTCTTTCTTCTTTAATTTCATCTTTAGCTAATTCTTTTGCCATTTTAATAATTTCTTCTTTTAATTCTTTGTATGTCATAGTTATTTTCTATACTTTAACAATTTTCTTACAAAATTGATTACTTTTCGTGCCTTGTATTTTTGTGGCACATTTTCAATGATTTGTGTAATTCTTTGCTCCCAACCAACCGACCCATTTTCTTCGGTAAAAATGCCAAAACCAAATTATTTTGTTTTTAGTTTTATTTTTCATTTTTGTATATCCAATCCCAGTCCGTCTATTTTTTCAATTTTATTTACGTAACCTGAGACTTCTTTGTAAAGATTTTCCAGTACCATATTTTGCAAACATATTTGTTGGTGTATTGATTGTAACCTTATAAAATTTTCTGCCTGATCTGATTGCAAAATCGTTTTTGCAAACTCTTTTTCTTGATTTTCAAGAGATTTTATTTTTTCTTTTACAAGAGAAATATTTTTTATACAACTTTTTACAAAATATTCCTCATAATCCCGCTGTTCATTACTGGTAGGTAAAAACCAAAACATATCTCTTATTATTTTTTCTATTTTTCTATTTTTTGTTTTCATCTTTCTTTCAATGTAAACAAACTATATGGTTTTGTTTCTTTGTCCGTCAATCGGTATCAAAATTACCTTATATTTTTTAATATGGACTTTTAGTTTTTTAACATCAGTTCCAGAAAAGACAGCGTCTTCTAATTCTTTTTTGTTTTTCCAAATTTCAACAATTATCTCTTCGTCATCTGATTTGCCATTTTTGTACCTGTCTAAATCTTCTTCTACGATGTATCCATCTATTTCTTTTTGGGTTTGTTGGTTTTTCATTACTTCTTCCAAAGTTTCTTGGTGGGTTTTATCCATAACATAAAATACAAAAGACTTTATATCCGCAAGCGTTGCCTTCCTCATATCAAGTACTCCTGGTTCACGCCCTCCCTCCCATATTACTAGAGTTTCTTTATGCAACCCAATAGGTTTCATTTTTTCAATCTCCTTGAAAACTTTGCGAGGCGTGCAGAGTAAATCCTCTGCTGTCGGCTTGGTTGCTTTCGCAATTGCCGTCTCGGATGTTTCCACCCCAACATTTCTGTTGCCGCCTCACGAAATTTTCAAAGTCCTCTAAAATCCTTTACTTTTATTTTTGTTATAATTCTACACCCACCTCTATCTTTCAACTCACAAGTCGGTCTCAAAACTAACCCCTCCGCCTCCGCTGTCCCAAAAGCAGACTTAAAACCTTTCTTGACAATTTTTATGGCTTCTTCAATAGTCCCATAACCAACAACTGGACAAACCTTTATTCCCAGTTTGTTTCCAATGTCATAAACATTCTTTCTTTCAAGCCACCAATCACCAATTTTTACATCAAAAAGCACAAAATCAACATCATTCATTAGATAGTCTGTTCCAATCTTTCCTTGTATCTTAAAACCAAAGCCTTCACCATATAAAATAACATTTGTTTTTTCATCTTTCTTATTAAAGATTTCTTTGAAAATTGTTTTTTGGGGTAAAAATATATCTTCAAGTTTCTTTGCCAAATGTGTAGGAATCTGAGCGTTGTCTGTCTTTCCGCCAAAAGATATATCATTTCCGTCAAACATTACTCTGATATTTGTTCCGTCTATCTTTTCTGTAAATTCCCATTGGTTATTTTGTAGATATTCAAATGCAGGCTCAGACCACTCTCCAACAATGAATGGTGCACCTGGCTTACTCATATCTCTTTTGTAAATTGAATTTATTTTGTGATATTCCATATTTTTGTCTCCTCAAGAGGCGGTTCGGAAGTCCTGCCTACAACCGAACGCCCCCACAACGGTTCAGATTTCTCCAAGCCGCCTCTTGAAAAGACTTTTAGTTTTCATTTTCTTTTAACAAATTATTATATTTTTTGTTGGCAATTTTTAGAGCCTTTTCTAATGCCTCTCCTGTTCCAAATGAAAAACCAGGTAATATTTGCATCCCAAGTATACCGTCTATGTTTGTGCAAGTTTTTTCACCGATTAAGTTTTGGTTCAAATCATAGATTGCAACATCATAACCATTCAGACAACTTTCAAGACATACCTCATATTTGTCATCTTTATAACTAAAGTAGTGACCAAAACTACCTAGTGGAACAATTCTTTTAAACATTCCCAAAGTTAATTTTTTAGTTTTCATTTTTTCTCCTTTCTAAATTTAAGTCTTTTATTAATTTCTTTTGCTGTATAGACACGCACCTCACCACAATCCCTGCAAACAACAAACACCTTGTAATGTTCCTTCCCATCAAAGAAAACGTCAACATGTTCAATTTCAAAAAAGTGTTTATGAGATATCTCTTTTTTGTCAACTTTCTTGTTTTCTTTTAGTAACGATTTTTTCTTTCGCACATATTCAATCTCAACAGAGTGTCCACTTATCAAATCAGACAAAATGTTCTTGCACAAAATCACAACTCCCCCAAATCTGTTTTTCCCTTTGTATATCGTTTCAGTTTTCATAATATTCCCCCTCCCTTTTTCTTCTTTCTATTACTTGACTCACCAAAGACGCATGGCTTAAGAGGTTTTGGTAGGCAGTATCCTCGCCAATATAACAGCCAATTATAAAGACCACAAAAGCAGTCTCTCTAAAGTTGTGGGCAACCTCCTTCTTCGTAACCTCCTTTAATAATTCAGCGGGTTTCCATGTCGATTTCTTCTGAATCCTTTTAATAATTTTGTCCAGTTGTTCCAATATTATATCTCCTCTTTTTAGTTTTATTCCAAAACACTCATGGAATGTTTCCTTTTCAAAACTAACTATTAAATCTTTAAGTGTAATTTTCTTTTCTTTAATTTTCACCATAATTATTTCCTCCTTTCAAATTCCTTTGCTTTGTTTTTCCAATCTTCCAATTCCTTTAACACATCTAAAAACGTTTCAAATTTCATACTAACCATTATCGGTCTAAAGTTTGCCGAATGAACTAATATTGGCGGTCTCATTGGTTTAGAGTTTGCTTCTGCTTGTTCCCACCATTCCCAAAAGTTCATTCTTTCTTGGCACTTGGATTCTATGGAAAAAGGAATCTTTGTGTAGATATCCGATTTCCAACTCCAGTGTGCACCACTTTGGAAAGAACGCTTAGCTTTTTTATCGAGACCACTTGCTCTAATAAGTTCAGCTATCTTTCTTTCTAGTCTTGCTCCTTTTTGTCTTTTACCTGCCGCTTTCATTTTTAACTATTAGGCTATTAAACCTACTATTACAAACTGGAAATTCGTTTTGTCTTCCTTTGTCGTACATACAAGTTTTTGTAATCATTATTTGTTCCTTTAAATTCCAAATATCAGTCCCCCCACACCTTTTATAGGTAATTGGTGAGTACTGAAATAGTCCGTAATAGCCGGCAGGATTAAAAGCATTAGGATTGCAAGAAGACTCGCAAACAACAATAAATTTAGCCCACGCAAGAGATTTCTCATCAGTAAATACTTTTTATATCTCGTCAAATACAAATTCGCAAGCTGGAGCATTAACATTCTTTTTTGTATTTGGTTTATGTGCCACAGCTCTAGGAGAAGGACTCTCTTGAGGTATTCCCGCTCCGACAGATACTCCTTCTTCTCTAACAAATTCCTCTTTTTTTTGTTGATTGCTGGGATTTTCATATATTATTATTGAAATTAGAATTAAAAATAATATTACTTTAATTAGCTTACCACTCATCTGAATATAGAATATCAGATATTTACAATTTGTCAAGAGGCAATTTTATCTCAATAACGACAGGAGCATATTTCATTATCTGGGATTGCAAACAATTTCCATTTTCCACAAACATCACATTTTTCAATTCTTGATTTATTTTCTTTTACTTCTTTTAACCGCATCTTTGATTTTGATATTTCCATTTCAAGCATTTCACTTGTCCAACCATTATCAGAAGCCTTCTCAAGCCACTCTTTTGGATTATCGGTATCTGCGGCTTTTTGGTGGTGTCTAAACGACAAATGTGGTATTCTCATTTCTGGAGGTATTTTAAGGTGAACTCTTCTATATTCTCTTAAAGAGTTGTAGGGTATTCCAATTCCTGCGGCTAATTTTTTAAGAGAATCTCCGCCAAACCTTTGACAATTCTTTTCTGCCCACTCACCCAACGCCCATTGGATATTGTCTTTTGCTTCTCTCAATTCAATGCCAACAGAAATGGCTTCTTCCCAAGCCGATTTTTGGGGTGCTTGTATTATGATAGCTGGAATATCTCTCATTGCGACTCTGTAGTTGCGTTGTTAGGGAATTCTTTTTTTAGATATTCGTCTATGGCAGATATTTTTCTAACCAAACCAATATTTAATTCACCATACGCCTGTATCTCCCAATAGTATTTTCCTTTGGCTGTCATTTTTAAATTAATCCCCTCAACAAAATTTGGTTTCTTCTCCTCGATATTATTTTGGCGTATCGGAGAATATTGTCTTATATTAGGATTTTGTCTTGATGGTATTGGCGGTATTTCCATGTTGCTTCCCAATTAATTCACCCAAAACACGGGCAAGATTTAGAGCGTGTATTATTGCAATACTGAAAGCAATGTACGGATGTACTTTATTTTCTAAATCTTTATTGAACAATCCATATGAAGTTACTAAATAACTATTTAATGAAGTGGTGCTTATTCCAATTTTATCTGCGACATATTCCATTACACTTTTATTTTTTTGTTCTTTAAAAGATTTTATCTCCTGAGATACTTTTCTTAACAATATTTCAAATTCATAAACTTCTAGTGGTTTACCCTCTGCAATCTTTGACAGAAAGGACAACTCCTGCTCAGGATCGACGGGTGTTTGGGAGTCTTGTTTTGTCTCTTTATCTGATTGTTCTGTTTTTTTAGAAAGGTATATCTTCGTCATCAAATTCTTCCTCCTTGCCATATGGCTCAGTTGGGAAAGGAACCCCATCTTTATCTTCCGTGATATTGCTCACAGATTTAACATGTTTTTCGGCGACTGTAGTATTAGATGCTTTTGTTTGAACAATGGGAGAGTATTTAACAATCTTTGAATATTGATTCCCTGTTTTGGGAGATGTTTTTACTTCAATCCATATCTTTAATTTTCCTCCCATCAAAACATTGGGATAAAAATCACTATTTAAATCTGGTTCCTTACCCATGACTGACTTGGCAATAGTGTAAAGGTGAGATGGGTTTCCGTTTTCCCAACCAGGGTTTAAAGACATACTTACCCAAGAAAACAACGTAACTCCACTATATTCACCACTAACTATTTTAAACTTAAATCTCAATTGGGGCTTACCGCTTATCTTGTTTCGTTCTGGCGGAATATACGTGATATCAATTATTTCTGCGTCATAAATACCCTCTCCTATTACAGGTGAAATTTCGTCACCCCTAGGAATGTTAAACATCGGTGTAATTTTAATATCGTTTGTAATTGGCATTATTTATTTCCTCCTTTCATGACAGCGTGCTGTCTATTACCACGATTTATACCCAAAACAGAATCGTCATCTATCCAATCTGGATCAACATAATCTATTAATTGTTTTTTAACTTGTTCATTAACATATTCCCATGCTTTTTTATAAACTTCTTCTATCTTATCTCCGTCTTCTATGGTTACGGTTATCGAAGCATCTTTGCTTATACTCGAATATCCAGGAAGACCAACCGTTCTTTTTGATGTAACTGTAATTTCTTTTACTTTTGGCATAATTAAATATTAAATTCTTTTTTAAATTCGTCTAATATACCTTTAACTACTGGCTTAGTTGTTCCGCCAAGTCTTCTAACAATTTCATTTAAAGACAATCCTTTTATATATAAAGCTAAAATTGTATTTTTTTTTACTTCGCTAAATATCTCTTGAATTTCTTTAATACTCAAATCTCTGTATTTATCCTCAATGTTATTTTCTCTCATATACTTATATATTACCACATTTTACCTGCATGTCAAGAGGAAATTTTAGGCTGAGAATTTTTTGCTTGTCTTCTCCTTTCTGCAACCACAGCAGAATAATTGTTTCTTCTCCACCACTCCCTTGAAGACATAAGGCTTCTTTCGGCTGAACAACTCTTGCAGTATTTGGAGTTACCATGAAGTCTCGTTATACTTTTCCCGCAGTCTAAACACACCCTCTTTCTCATACCAGAGAATATTATATTAGACATGCCAATAATTGTCAACATATTATTTTAATCAATCCCGAAAATCTCCTTTGCCTTTTTAACAATATCGTTTTTGATAATATCATCAGAAGAATATTTTGAATAAAATTGTGGATAAATATTGTTTTTATTTGAACCTCCGTTAGAAATGTTTTTTGTGGAATTGTATCCTTTTAATTCTTTGTCAAGCAACGTTTTAAGATAACGATAATGCATTCTGTCAATCGTGCGGAGCGTTTCTTCCTTACTTTTTGGACGAACGTCTTTACCCTTCCATTTATCTACTAATGCTTGCATTTTTGCTTTTATTTCTTCTATTCGACTCATATTTACAAAAATCCTCATCGTTTAAAAAAAAATCCTGCTTTGTTTTATATTCCTCAGGCATTGTTTCAAGTCTCCGTTTATAAAATCTTATTAAAACGTTTTTCCGTTTATATTTCAATTTCTTAAATCTTCTTAAAATTCTATTAATGTAAGTATCAACATATATTGGTTTATACATAGTTTTATAAATTCCAACTTAATTAATATTATAACTTAATTAATATTAAAACTTAATTAATATCTTAACTGTTATCCCCGACGCCACAAGAATCCCCATAATGGTAGTTTCATCTTGTTTTTTTTCGGTTTTCTCTCCGACAAGATTTAGCAAATCGGCTATCCCAAACTACTCCGAGACAGAGTAGAAGGGAGGAACCCCCGATGCGTAAGGTTTATCCTCGCACTTTATTGAGGTGTCGGGTCATCCCCGCTTGCCAGCTCCGAATGCAGTCGGACGTAGCTTCACCCCCTCACTTACCGCTACTTTATTTTAAGTGGTTCGTTTCCACTACCCTGCGGCCCCGTGAGCAGTAATGGTGGGTGCAGATTTTACTGCTATTTGAAAAAAGACGTGTAATCAATTTTAGCTGATGTTTCTTGCTTAGACGCTAACAAATACGCTGAAGTGAAAAAAACGCTTCTAGTTTCGTTTGGTGAAGCCAAAAACAAAATATTTTTGCCACCTGTTGGAGTAGAAATAAACATTACCTTTTCCATTGGTTAAGATGATAGCTGGTGTAGTGTTTATTGTCAACACGATATTTCTATATCAAACAATATCAAACTATCGGAATTGTCTTTAGATGTCGTTTCTGGTTCTCCAACCAATACTTAAAGATGGTGGTTTGTCATACCACTTTATTGCTCTTATACCCCTCCATATTTTGCTTTTCTTTTCGCAATGCTTACAAGTATAAACCACAGTGAAGTCATCAGCCTTAAACTCTTTACCACACCAGGCACAATTAAATTTTTTACGTCCCATTTTTGTTAAGATAAAGGTCTTCGTCTCTTAGTGTTGCTGGAGCACCGTTAAATGCCCTAACGCCTTCATATTGCAATATTATTTTTGCCATTACTGTATTCTTGTATGGGTCTTTCAAGTCTTCCCATGTGTTAATTCCATATTTTTCTAATAGTTTAGGCATTCTTCTCTTATAGTCGGCAAAGGTTCTGTTATTTATTTGCCAGAGACCAACATCTACAGAATGATATTTTCCATCAGAACCGAGAACATCGCCTTCTGCAATTGGGTTATATGATGGAGCAAAGTACGGTGCGTTGTAAGCGTCTTTATCCTCATTTGAGCTAACAATTTCTGTATCAAAATTTGGATTTTCTCCTAATCCCCAGTTTCCACCCATTTGTTTTTGGTGGGAATGTTTAATAATACTTACAGCCAACGCAGCACTCATCGGAACGCCCTGTTCCTCAAATACACTGATAACAATTCTGGCAATATCATCTGGAATACCTGGAATACGATACCCCTCTCTTTTATATTCGCTGATTATTGGTTGTTGTGTTTGGCTAGAATTAAATGTTGTTATTTGTTGTGTTTGATTTGTTTCTGGTTTCAGTTCTGGTGTTGATTGAGGTGTTGGTTGTGGTATTGTCTGCGTGTTTTTTGGATAGTAGTTGACGTCTTGCGGGGTTTGTATATTGGGCACAACCTCTTTTGGCTGTCTTACATTGTTGGATTGCCGTAAAATTGGAGGCATTGGTATCATCTCTTTTATTGATATCCCCATTCTTTGTGCGGCAGCCAACGCTTTTGCTGTTGGAGTACTCCAAAAATTTGTCCCCTGATTTGAAGTTGGGTCAAAATAATCAATTGCTCTTTGAAATATTGATTTTGGTTTGGGACTATTTTCTGATTTTTCGATAATTTCTTTCCAATTATTTTCCATAACCAAATATTATCTTTGTGTGCTAAATTTTTCAAATGGTAAAATATTTTTCAGCGGATTATCTTCCTTTTTCCTAAATGTAAATGTATTTTGTATCACTTTTTTCAATATATCTGGAACATCGTCGTTTAGAGAAGCTTGATTAGAAAAATATAATCCAGTTCTTAGTTGTACAATTTCCTGTCTTTTTTTGTTTCTCTGTTCAACCAAAAATGATATTTTTCTTTTTTTCTCCTCTATTGTATCATTAGAAGACATAACTTGCTTAATCTTAAAAGTAATATCATCTATTTCCTTCTCCTTACTTCTTATTTTGCCAAGCACCACATTTTCTCCGCCCGAATAAGCTGGCATGCCCAAACTTCTTGCAATGGCAACGCCCTTAGACGGTGGTTGTTTTATTGGATATCCAGTTTTTTCGCCAGAAAAAGCTTTTGCAATTCTTTCTGCGGCAGTTATTGAACCAGGACCAAGTTGCTTTGCCATATATTCAAGAATCTTCTTCGCCTTATCTGGGTCATAATCTCCGTCGTATATTTTCTTTGCCGTAAATGGATCGTAGTTATTTACAATATTTTGATATACCTGCAAAAATGGCTGTCCACCAGTAAATAGATTTTGTGCCTGATTAAAATCTATAAATGTCCAAGTCAGCGGTTTTTCTGGGTCTGGCAAAGAAAATGGCAATATGTAAGCAAACGACATATAAATTGGATTTCCGTTGCTGTCTAATACTGGCAATACCGTTGCTGTTTGTTTATTCTTCTGAACCCATTCTGGCATGTTTGCTTCGTATTGATTATCTGTCATATTTAGCATAACTTTCCCAAACTCCCTTACAGCTTTTAATGCAAGGAAAATTGTCAAATAAACCCACGGTCTAGTAACAAGAACCTCCAATACTCTGGGTATCATTAAATAGAGGAAGGAAATAAAAGGAGAAATAACACCACCAACACCTTTTCTAAAAGCGTCAATAATAAGAGGAACAATTTTGTAATTAAGTTCCCACTTGTTTGCAAATTCGATTGCTTGCTCTGGTGTTAGCCCATTTCTAATTGCACACTCAGCAAGATATGTTCTTGCAATGTGGTCAATTTGCCCATAATACTGGATAATCACACTTTCCTTTATGTTCTGTCTTGTTATTTCCCGATTGTTTAATCCAAGCTTTTTCTCAACAATTTCGCCAAATTTTTTCATTGGATTGGAGGCTTTTTCAACAGATTCCATTTCTTTTGTGTTTATTTCAACATTAAAATAATCTGATCCATACAAGCCCCTATCTCTCCAAAATTTATATCTTTGCCCTTTGGTGATATAATCCTTTACGCTACCAACATATACATGTGTATTTTCTGGGTGCCACACAGGAAAACCAGCCATATATGTTTGAATATAATGACCAGATATCCAGTTTCTAATACCAGTGTCGAGAGACAAAGATGTTTTAGATATTTTCCACCAACTAATAATTTCACCAAAGAAATTGTTTATCCACGTGTCCTTGCCATACTTAACCATCGCAGTCAAATCTTGTTCTAATCCAGGGTGGACCCAACCACCTTTTAACGGACCAAGATCCTTGTTATACCCCTTAGAAACAATATCAGATACTGGAATAAATCCTTCTTTTTCTTCTTTAGAAAATAGTTCTGGGTTTTCTCTTATATTTCTAAGGTACACAAGTGTTGTGTAATTGTGTATTAATGACTTAAGCGTTCTGTCTAATACAGCGTCTGCTTGAGTAACCCAACCAGCCTCCTTCTTGGCAGCAAGACCAATTTCTTTCAAATCTTCATCTGACACCTTAATTACTGAACCACTATCAACAAGCTTCTTTGCATTCTTAATAATTTTCTTGGCAATATTTGTTGGGCTTGCAAGATATATTTCAGTCCCCAAAGTTCTAGTAGATTTCATTTCTATTAGTGGCTTAAGTTTTTCTTGAGACAATATAAAATTCTCGAAAACATCAACTGCTGTTGGGGCAAGCTGTTTTGCCAATTCTCTGTCTGTCACATAAAGAGAAACAAATTCTGCAACTTGTTCGCCTCTTTTACGAACATATTTTTTATAACTTGGCGTTGGACTTTCGCCTAAAATAGTTTCTGCTTTACTGTATCTTAGATCCGAAACAGCTCTCAACTCATGTTTAATTGAAACTCTCTGCCTGTAGTTTTCATTTTCAAAAAACAATTTCTTCAAGTCGTACGAATAATCTATTGCGTGTCCAGCTTCGTGGGACAAAACCTTTTCGTCGTCTCCAATTATTGTCTCTATCTTATTTTCTCCCCCTAAATAATGTCCAAGTTTTTTACCCCTTAACGACAAAACCCTCCCTCTTTCTACCCCGAGAGAATCAATAAGGTTATTTAATTGTTTCCTTAAGACCTCGTCTATAGTAACCTTTATTTTTACTTTTGGAACAGATAGATTTTTAAGAAGCGTCTGCTCATCAATACTAGCCAAATCTGTGATAGTATATTTCCCCTTCAATTGTTTGGTAATCTTTTCTGGAAATCCAAGTGCTTCCACATTTCTGTCCTCTACCTGACCATCATGGCTTAAAGCCTCGAGACCCCATTCTTCAAGCGTAAGTTTTTTCTTAAAAATGCTTGTTGACAACCTATTGGGAGAAAACCCTGCTGGTTGGCTAATAATCGGTTTTCCTTCTTTATCAATGCCATTAATATAAAATGAGCGTGTATATCTTCCAACAGTAGTTTTTGCTAAATCGACAGACCATTTTGCATCCTGTGGAGATATATATCCCTGTTCAACCTGATACTGGAACTCTCTCCCAATTGCAAGACTGTATTTACTTATTTCTGCACCAATATCTATCACTCTACCACGATATTTTTCTGTTACTGGAATATAACCGCTAAGCATTTCTATAAGTTTCTCGCTTTCTTCAGAAGACAATTTTCTAAGTGGTTTAATGTAATCTTCCTGCGCTCTTTGATACATACCGTCAGCAATTCTCACTTTTTCTTTTAATAACCTAAATGCAACCTCAGGTCTTCCTTCTTGCGGGGTTATTTTTTTAATTATTGGGGCATTACTAATTAATTGGACAATCCCGTCCCAAAGCTGGTATGCTTTCTTAGAGTAAATATTGTTATACACAAATGTGTTGGGACGCACCTCTTTCCCGATATACATTTCTGGTACATATCTATTTTCTGCCTCTTTAAGTATCTCTTTTTGTAATTCATCTAGTTCTGGTTTACCCGTTGGTGGCGGGTCTCCTGCACGTCCGCCAGTTGTTGTTATAAATTGATCATTTTGTCCAGTTTTGAAGTTTACTGGATTTGTTGAAAGATTTGATAATTCTCTTAGTGTACCAACAAAATCTCCCTTGTCGTACGATACAGTTGAATCTGGGTCAACTCCTTTATTTATTAAAGCGTTTGCTACTTTTGAACCAATATTTCTCCAGTCTATTTCACTTAACTTTCCAGATTCTCTCAGGAATTTATTTTCATCATAACTAATTTTGAAAATTGGAACTTCTCTGGCGTGTCCAATTACCAACACACGCGCATTCTCTGGAGATGTAGCTTTTCGATATTCGCTAGCTTTGACTTGTCTTACATCTCCACTATCAACGTTAACAACAGCGGCAGATTGATATGAATAATCAAAACCTTTATCTGTTATAAAAGTAGGTCTTTGAGCAAAATTACTACTAGAGACTGACACGACAGGTGTTTTCTTTTCTCTTCTGGCTCTAAATTTGGGTGGAGTTGAAGATATTTCTTCCATTAACATTTGCATAAATTCGTTTTCAGTCATTCCCAAAGCAGAAGCAACCTCATCAGAAGAGATTCCGAATTTGCTCGCTGGTATGTGTTCACGATATAGTTCTCCAGTTTTTTTCGACCTAACATCTGCGTTTCTTCTCAGAAAACTCTTAAATTTATTAATGACTTTTAGCTCTTTTGCGCTTCCAGGATTAACAAGGTGCGAAGCCCATTTTTCTTCCCCCACCGCTTTTCTGGCTTCATTCAAAAGCTCATTTTGTTCATTCAAAAACTCATCTTGAGCATTACTTACTTCTTCGACAAGATCCTCAAATGGTGGTCTAAGTTCTTTTGGTATAACTTCATATAAAGCTTTAGCGGCATCAACATCTTCAACAAATAAAGCACCTCTAACTTCGTCTAAAATTGCGTCAACGTCTTTTTTGGTGTATTGAAAACTTTCCGTTGGTGCTTTTATGTCGGCTAAATCCTTTGAAGTTACCTGTTCAACATTCCCATAAAAAGATTTATCAGGTTCATTTTTAAGTTCTTTAGGAATAGATACTTCTGTGGGTTTAGTTGGTGGTTGATTGAAATTTCTGGCAGTTTGATAGATTTTAGAGAGCGTCTCCTTGTCTGTTAAAGGATATTTTGTTTTATTGGCAATCAACCATTGTGCAATGTCAGAGGTTAAATTATCGTGTGAAGAAGTGTGTCCTAATCCACGACCATTTTGTAACTCAATGTAATGAGCTAGTTCATGGGAAAAACTTTCTATATCTCCAAGTCCGTTATCATAAACAATTATTTTTCTTGGGGTTTCTTTTGCTTCTTTGCCACCATTACTAACTTTTGCAGTAACAAGAGATGCTTTCCCTCCACCCCGACTAAGTGGTTCTGTGCTTATTACAACTGGTATTTTAGGAACACCCCAAGTCTTACTAACCTCATCCATTATGTTGTTGTATTGTTCTAAAAGAGTGTCTCTAATAAAACCATTAGTACCAACGCCCTGCTTAATTATCTTTTGAGCATATTTAAATTCTTTGGGATATTGTTGAGCTATTTGTGGTAAATCTTTTGCAATATCAACACCAGCTGTTTGCTGTGTTGTCGTTTGTATTGGTGTTTGTTGACCCATTTGAGTTTGGTTTGGCTGGGTGACTTGTTGTCCCTCTAAGTTTCCGAGCGGCGTCCCCTCAAGACCACTGCCTGTTCCACTAGGAAGATTAGCTCTTGCCTGTTCTATTTTGTTTTGCACTACTCTGCTGATCTCTGATTGTGGATTAAATTCTGGCGGTAATGTTGTTTGTTCTCTAACATTTGTTTGCGGTTGATTTACTTTAACAATAGCACCATCACCGGGCTTGGTCTCTGGCTGTTTTTTCCACAAGTTTTTAATCCAGTTTTTAAGATTATCAAAAGAAGTTAATATACCAGAAGGCGGTTCGGCGGAAGTAACTTTTCTAAAATCTTCCATAAAAGATTTGAATTCGTCTGGATTACCACCCTTATCTGGGTGAAGTCTTTTAACCACATCGGCAAATTTAGATCTAAGGATTTCAGGGCTTTCATAGTCTTTTAATTCAAAACCATACTTTTTCAATCTATTTCTTGCAAATGCAAGTTCTGTTGTTGGAACACCATTTAGCGGAGTTGGTCTTGTGCTAAGTGCGCCCAAAAATGCACTTGTAGCAAACGTTTCTGCTGTGTTTCTGGGAGTTATTTCTTCTCCTGACATCTTTTTAAGAGCGGTGTTAATTGCTGTCCAAAGCGTTCCGAACGAGACAGCGTTTTTAGCAATATCCTGAGGTGATGCTCCGATTGGAAGCCTAAATGGTATTTGTCCGCTCATCAATCCACGCATAAACATTGCATTCAAAACAGACGAAACATCACTTGATACAGCTCTACCAACACGCCCGCCTTTCCACGATTCTGGTTGGAAAAATTCTTTTATTTTTAGCGGAGTTTCTTCTTCGCCTGGTTTTAATTCTCCAGAACCAAAGAATCCTTTTTGTGTCATTATTGCTACCTTTTTATCTTTACTAACTGGAATAGCCAATTCAGCATTACCAACACTTTCTGCTAATTTTCCTAGACCAAGCACATCTTTATAGAAGCGAGTTGTTTCTTCCTGTTTTTTCTTTATAGTATTTTTATAAGAATCAATGAAGTTTTCTGTATTTTTTATTGCTGGTCCTAAAATATATTTTTCAATTAAACTTTGCTTGGGTTTGTTTTCTTGTGTTTGAAATAAATTGGTATTACTTTTTAATTGAGCAGATGGTTCGCTTACATTATTGTTGGAAATATCTACACCCAATCTTTTCAGAGAAACCAGTTCTTTGGGTGTGGTTGTGGGATCTTCTATTTTGCTTTTAGCCCAATCATCAAACGTGAGGATACCCGATTTTTTATTATCAGTTTGAATACTATTCCCATTTTGACTTTTTAACCAATCTGAAAATTTTAGTACTGTCATACATATTCAAGCGTGGAGACCCACGACTTCAGTCGTGTGGAGGAAACGCTTGACCTCCTAACTATTATATGATATAGTTTATCTATATGCAACTGTCTATTAAAGTTAAGCTTATTCCCAACCAAGAGC